TTATTCAAAATTCATAGTTAATGGCAATCTGTACTGATATCTAACTGCTTGACCGTTGATTTTTGCAGGTGTCCACTTACTTTTTATTGAGTTTACTGTTCTTATAGCTTCTGAATTGAAATCTGAATTTTTACCATCTGCTTTCACATCCGTAAGTGAACCATCTCTTTCTACAACAAAACTTATAACGGTGTTTACTGCCCCTTCATTGCCTTTCATTTCAGAAAGATTAAAACTACCTGATACTTTTAATCTAAATGCATTTGTCCCACCAGGAAATTCTGGATTTTGATCAACTACTTCATATATTTTATTAACGTCAGGAATATAATTTGAATATAATATTTCTTCTTCCTTCAGTTCTTCATTTTTCTTCTTATTCATTAAGATTTTTACATATTCATACGCGGTCTCACCGATATACATGTTTTTATTGTATTTGATAGTTCTAGTCGATCCATCCATATATTGTATTTTTATTGTAGTTAATCTTAAATAATCAACTATATCGGTGAACCATACATATTCAAATGACCAATCCGCAATTGAGTTTGTCTTTACTGGTCCTATTGCTTTTAGTGTTTTGTAATAAACACCTTTTGAAAACTGAACTAAATCACCAACTGGATTTTCACCAGCAACTGTAAACCAAATGTATTTAATAGTTTTCTTTGACGGATTGTAAATAGAAAATGACGCCCCAGTTGTAGAGTAACCACTTGTGGCAACATAACTAATTACTCCAATTCCGTTTTTTTCACTTTCAATGAAAGGCTGTAAAGCATCTTTAAGCTCTTCATTCAACAAATCAATTTCTTTTACTTGTTGTGGCGGTGGAATGTTAATTGCTCGTGGCTCGGGAATATTTTGGCCAAATAACAAATTTGATATTAAAATAAGTGCTATTAGTTTCATATAAATGGTTTTAAATCTGCAAATGTAATATTACTAAATTAAACCTATTTACGGTTATCCGTATTTTTACGGTAATTGCAAAATAAATGTTAAAATAAATCTTTTGCATTAGATTTAATTTTATATTGCGCCACAATTAACACAATAATAATACTATTTTAGCATGATCAAACATTTATTAAAAATCAATGAAAACAAAAGTTTTACTACTGGCAGCGATTTGCTCGCTACTTGTGTACTCATGCTCTACCGACAGAGAAGAAGAAATTAAAGAAAATCCAATTGAAAAGATGAAAGTCGAAAAGTTGGAATTAAAAAAACTAAAAACTAATAAAAACTCATCAAGTCAGACAAACAGAACCAATAGCGACAGTGCTGGAGTTTCAAATCCAATTGCGAGTCCTGCAAACGGTATCGGAGAAGGAATAGAACCCACTGACCCAAATCCAGACATTAATCCAGATGATCCAGAAATCATTCCTCCAGGAGATATTAGACCTCCAAAGAAGTAGTAAAGTAAAATACTCAACAATATCAGCACTTGGAAGTGTCTTAGTGCTGATTTCTGCTACTTTTCCGTTTATAAATAATATTGTTGCATTATTTGCGCCGGAAATTAATACGATTTACATTGATGCCGCAAGTAATAATTTAGCTGCTGTTTTATGGTCATTGGCAATATGCTTTCAGGCAACTGTAATTATAATAGCCAATTATATGAAGCCATATTTGTTAAGTTACGCTCCTGCACTATTTACTTCTATCTACTCATCATCTTTTTATTTTCTACCATTATTGGGATATACGCCGAATGAAAACTTTTGGTTTTTATTTTACATCGTCTTTATTGTGCTTATAATTGTGGGTATTATGCAATCTTTGAGTATTTACATTAGAGTAATAAGACGAAGAGAAAAATTGATAGAAAATTCGTTAAACGAAATGTTAAAAGAAAACTAATACCAAAAACAAAATAGTAATTATGAAGGAAGATTATAAAATGATCAAAATTCTGATTGATAAAAATGAGTATTTCTACAAACAAAAACAAATTGAGAAACTAGAGTTTATAAAGAACAGTTTGTTTTTAGCCGGAAAGCTTGAAAATATTTTGAAAGAAGAACAAAAGATTTCGATAAAACAATTTGTAGTTGATGAATTTAGTGTGATCAAATTCAACTTAGCTATATGTAATTTAAAAGCAGTAATTAACTAATTACTGCTTATTTTTTTTAATTCGTTTTCAAGAGTTCCTATTTCTTCATTTAAATCTTCACCTACCGAAAGATGAACCATTATTGCTTTTAAATAAACCCGATTGATCTCCTGAGCTATTTCATGCTTTTTTTCTAATAATTCTATTCTCCCTTTTAAGAATATATTGTCATTTGACAGGTAATTTAATTTTTCTTCAATTGGAAGTTTCTCAAAAATATATTTCTGAATATCTTCAGATGAAATAACACTCTTATCCCAATAATCAAGTTCCGGAAACGCTATCTTTATCTTAGATAAAGTTTCTTCTGGGATTGGCTCTTTCTTTATTGCTTGCGAAAACGCAGATTCACTTTTATATCCAATTTTTAACGCAAAATCCTTTTGGCTTTCAACTTTTTGTATGCCTTTTAAGTATGCAATAAACCTTTGTATAGAGTTTTTATCCATGCTCTGAAAATTATTCTAATTGATTATCAATTACTTACATTTATTAGATAAAGTTTCTTTATCTTTTATTTGTTTGTAGATAAAGATTCTTTATCTTTGTATAACAATTACAACAAGAAAGTACTGTAATTAACTACGAAAGTACAAATAATAAAACAATGATAAAAATTAGAGAAACAATTTCGCCAGTCTTGAGTGACTATTTAAAAGAGTTCACTACCAAAGACGACAGAGCAGATGTGATCAATAATGTATCAGGTATTGGCACTTCTACTTTAAGAGACTTGATGTACAGAGTTAACCCGGTAACAGATAATAGTCTACCTGCATTAAAACTTTTACTGATTAAAGCAAGTCAAAATGCAGATGCTAAAATTAAGCAAGCAAGAAACTGCAAAAAAGAAGTAAAAAAAGTAATCGACCTGATTTAATAATCGCAAAACTCAAGATCATGCAAACAACAGTATCAACTCAGAATTTAGAAGCGATTGCTTTACAAAGATTGTCAGAAGAAAATTTCATCGATTCAGATGTTGTTTTCGATTACTCAAGAGGTCTTTTTACTGGCTTCTTGCAGATCACTTCTACTATTTCAATTGATTTCACTGATTCAAAATTCTGCCTTGCAGATGAAGGTGAAAAGATCGCTGATGTAAGCAAAGAAGTTGAAAGAGCTTATGAAAATTACTTAGATGCTCATTATAGATATGTTGATGCTTCTGAAGTTGATTATGAGTTTGCAGATATGAGAAACAAATTTCAAAGAGAAAATTAATCAATATGAAATTCATTTTAAACACAGTGATCATTTTGTTGATAATGGCGATATGGTCAGATTTAGAGAAGAGCAGCATTTCGAAAGAAATCGATTTTTCAAGCACTATTTACGCGTTATGCGGTTTACTAATCTTCGGATTTTTTAGAGTGTACTACAAAGATGCAGTTGAATACTTTACAACATACAGATGAGACTAAAAAACAGATTTAAAAACCGATTCATTTCTCATCAAAGTTCTATTGAGTGGTTTACAGCAAGAAACTTTAAAAATTTAACCGCCTGCACACTGATGAAGTATGAAAGAAGAAAAGGCGTTAAAAACCTTGAGTTATGTTAGAAAAACTTTTAGAAAAAAAAGCAAGGCTACTAAAAGAACTCGATAAGATTTCAGATCAGATAGCATTAGAAAGAATACAACTTCAAGAAGTTGACGGTGGTGGCACAGGGCGTAAGTCCACCACTGTTTTTGAAAAACGCACGAGAGCAAAATTTAGAATTAACTAATAAAATTAAAATACATGACAACATTAGAAATCACAACAGTAAATCCATCTGAGTATGGTATTGCAGAAAATCAAGCAACTGAATTGGTTGGTAATCTGCCACAAATCAAAGCAGAAAGAGAAATTCTTTCTCAGCAATATGATCAAGTAGTACGATTAGATATCGAAGATGCTGCTACCTCAAAAAAAGCCAGAGAATTAAGGTTAAAAATCAGAGACAACCGCACAAAAGGTATTGACGTTTGGCATAAAACAACAAAAGATTTCTTCTTAAAAGGCGGGCAATTCGTTGATGCAATCAAAAGACAAGAAGTTGCGGTAAATGAGAGAATGGAAAAAAATCTTGAGAACATCGAAAAGCATTTTGAAAATCTTGAAAAAGAAAGAAAAGCACAATTAAATGCCGAACGTATTTCTGAATTAGAGCCTTACAATACATTCGTACCAATGGGTTTGAATTTCGGTGATCTATCAGACGATGAATATACAAAAGTTCTAAACGGCGCAAAACTTCAGTTCGAGCATCAGCAAGAAGAAGAAAGAAAGGCAGAAGCCGAAAGACAAAGGCTTGCAGAAATCCAAACACTTCACAACAATAGAAAAGAATCCCTTTTACCAGTTTGGCAGTTTGTCGAATTTCAAAATGAAAATTTCGGCAACCTTACAGAAAGTGCATATCTGGCAATTAAGCAAAATGCTGAAATAAAAAGAACCGCTTATGAAGTTGAGCAAGAAAAAATAAAAGCTGAAAATGAACGTCTTGCAGCCGAAAAAGCTAAAGCCGATGCAGATAAAAAAGCTTTAGAAGAAAAAACGGCAAAAGAAAAGGCTGAATCTGAAAAGAAATTAGCAAAAGAACGCGCCGATCAGGCAGCGAAACTGAAAGCTGAACAAGATGCAAAAGCCAAAATCGAAGCCGAATTACAAGCCAAAAAAGATGCAGAAGCAAAAGCAGAGAAAGAAAGATTGGCAGACGAGAAGAGACTAAAAGAAGAAGCTGAAGCATTAGCAAAAGCGCCTATTAAAGATCAGTTAAATGTTTGGGTTAATTCTTTTGAATTGCCATCTGCAAACATCGAAAATGAAAAAGCTGATTTGATTAAAGCAAAATTTGAAGCTTTCAAAAGATGGGCATTCGCTGAAATCGAATTAATGTAATTATTTAAAAAACCACTTCATATGGATATTATCACTTATTTCTCAGAACCAATTGAAAAACGAAAAGAAATAGTTCAAAATGCAAGCCGTACAACTTCGCCTTTCTGGCTTTGTCAATTGCATTTAGCATTTGAAAATCATTCACCCATCGGTCTTAATTTCTTAGATAAAAGATTAGGTTCTGAGTATTGGGTATTAATTACTAAAAATTAACATTATGTCTGAAAATATTCACTGGCGAAGTGTTTACAAGAGTGATTTTCTTGCTTCGTGGGATTTAGATGATCGTGACGAACTTTTGACAATTGATTTTGCAGAGCGTAAAGAGTGCAAATTGGCAAGAGGTAACGAAATAAAAGTTGTACTGAATTTCAAAGAAAAAACCCTTTCAAATGGCGTTGAATTAAAGCCAATGATTTGCAACCCTACCAATTCAAAGATTCTAAGCAGGTTTGTAAAAAGCGGTATTATCTCGGATTGGAATGGTTTCTCAGTTTTGATTTCTGTAAAAGAAAACAAAGGTAAAATCGGCAACTCAGAAGGGCTTTTCATTAAAGATGTTTCTCTATTAACTTTTGACATCGGGGCAATATTGAATGAAACCGATTTTAAAAAGGCTCAGGCACTTGCTTCTGAAAACTTTCAGAATATAAAAGGCGTACATATCGAACTAGTAAAAAATCACCTTAAAAAACTTAAAGAAGATGTTGGATAGAGACAGAGCAGGTAAAATTTCAAGTTCTGAATGCTTTAAAATCTATGAAAGTAAAACAGTTCAAGAAACCTATATGGAAGAGATCAGAATGTTTAATCTATTTAAGCAAAAAGATGTTGAGAAAGATGTATTCAATTTTAAATGGGGTCATTTACTTGAGAATTTTCTTCACGAACAAACTGATCATCTGAAGGGTTATGTAAATCAGAATTATGAAGAAAACGCAACGATTTTTAACAAAGCAAATGCGATTCATTGCGGTACACCGGATCAATACACTTTGCAGAATGAAATGATTGTTACTTCTGAGACTAAATGCCCGGTGACATTGAAAGGACTTTATAATTTGATTTTTCCATTTTATACTACTGGATCATACGTTGAAATAGATGGTAATCTTGCAATAGAAATGATCAAAAATAGAAGTAAAGAAGGTAAGAAGTATTTCTATCAGATAATTTCGAATGCTGTACTTCTTGAGGATCAAATTGGTTTAGAATCCAACTTCGGAGAATTGATTGTTTTCATGCCTTACAAGAGTTCAATTCCAATCATTACAAAGTATGCAACTGATTTCTTTACAAATCCATACTACCCTATTATGATGGGTGATTCAGAAACATTGCCTTGCATTCTTCCAATAGTTAAAGAACATAAAGACTTTTTTGATTTGGATGATGAATATGTAGTAAAAGAATTTCACAGAATCAGATTTGACATTTCAAAAGAAACGAAAGATAAATTCAGAAGTGATTTAAACGCATTTACAGAAAGAACTTTTCCAAAACTAATCACAGCTTAATTCATGCAAAATGTCAGTAACCCATCATCCAAACCAGAACCAACAGCCAAAAGCTTACGACAAAACAGACCACATAAATTTTCATCATTGGTGTTTTGTCAAATTAGGCAAACTCCTAACGAAATCCGAATTGGATCGCACACGAAAGAATTTTACATACGATTTGGATTATTACATCCAGTTACCGAACCCAAGTAAACACATAGAAATAATATAAATAACAAAAATTAAATATAATGGAAAATTTAAAAACACTGATTTTAGAAGTTTTAAATAAAAATACAGAAACAGCGAATTACTCAGGATCTTGTGGAGAGCTTGGCGGTTCTTTCAAAGCAATTAATTCAGAAGATTTCTCAATAGTTGTTGATGAAATTTCGAATATAATAAACTCTTGCACTGATCCAGAAAACCAACCTAATCAATATGGAGTTGTTCTATTTGAAAGCGAGAAGAAATCATTTGAACAATCCGTAGAAGTCGTGATGAAATATATATCGGAGAATCATCATCCTCATACAATGATTCAAATAGATAGTACATCTTCTACTCTTTGGGAGGGCCAAAAAAGACATTTAACGGAGGAATTTTTAAAAGATTAATCATGGCTAAAAAAGACCTAACCATAACAAGCGATAACAACTCAGTTGGAAGTCGCTCATCAAAGATAAGAGAGCATGAGAAAGCACTTGAAGTATTGGAAAAAGCAAAGCAGATTCCTCGAAAGGTAGTTTTTGTCAAGCAGGGCGAAGGTGAATTTTCAAGAGAATTGAGAAAAGTTGAAAGTACCGAAGAAATGCTAAATAGTAATGAAGCTGCTGCATATTTAGGAATTAATTATCACCTATTTACAGTAAGACAAAAGAAAAAACATCTGCCATTTGAAAAAAAGTATGGTAATCGAAAATACTTCAAAATTCCAGATCTGAACCGTTTTAAGTCACATTTTAATTCTTAATTATTTCACCATGTCAAAAGTTATAAAAGAAAAAATCAACGAAGTTGAAAGCCATATTTCAGATTTGAAAAAACTAGCAGAAAAACACTTTACCAAAAAAAGGTTTGAACCTTACCGAGCGGTTTGCGATTCTATTTTAACAGGTGAAAAGCAACTGGCACAACTAAAAAAGGAACTTGAAGCCACAAACAAAGTAAAAAGATTAGAGCTATGCAGAACAGCACAATTCAAGTTAAGAAGGGTCTCTGTAAAGATTGCCCAGTAGGTTCAGAGGAAAAACCGCTGATAGCAAAAAGATGTAGCACTCATTATTGGAATTACAGAGCGAGTTTGAAACCAGTAAAGATCAAGGACATCGGAAAGCCTATTCCAAAAGTATCAAAGAAGAAAGCGGTTCTGGATGCGAAATATACTGTTAAAAAAATAGTATTCATGGCAAAACCTGAAAATAAAATTTGCCCAGTAACTAATCAGCCGACAACGGATATTCATCATAAAATGGGGCGTGTAGGATTTGCAGATGAATGGGCGAGAATAAATAACATTCCTCTTCTACTCGATGAAAGATTTTGGCTGGCAGTTTCAAGGGAAGGTCACAGACAAATTGAAGAAAATCCGGAATGGGCAAAAGAGAACGGTTACTCACTAAATAGGCTCTAAAATGAAGTTCAAGAAACGAATCAACATCGATAATGCCAGCTCATTCAAATTAGAGTACAAAGATGGCAACGGTGATCTGAAAGAAAAGGAATTTACTTCTTACAAATTAATGTAGCAATTCCACTCAAGACAAGAAGCTTTTCTATATCTGGATTTACGAAGGTTCGCCAAAGTTGAAGATAAATGGTACCGATTTTTAAAGCTTCGTTCTCCATTTGTTTTTCAAGAAGAACTGGATTTTATAAACAAAACTTTCACTGAATAAGTGAATATGAAAATCTTCAAAACCATAAACTTGAAGAAAATTAACCTCAATAATTAAAAGCATGATCCAAGTAATTAAATATAAATGTTGCGGAAATATTTTCGCTGCTTGTTGTGAGCCTGATTGCTATACCGATAAAGATTGGCTCAAAGATTTGAAAAAGCATGTTCAGCGTGGGTGTAAGGTAGAAATGATTCAGAGTGGTGAAGGTCTAAAGTTTAAGAAATGCGATTGTAAAAAAGAGCCTAAAAATAAAGAAGTAAATCTTTTTAATTTTTCTAATTATTAATCATGAAAAAAATAAGAATATTAAATCTTTATGCTGGAATCGGTGGTAATAGAAAACTGTGGGGTGACGAGTATGAAATTACCGCAGTAGAAAATGATCCTGCAACCGCTGCAGAATATCGAAGACTATTTCCCAGTGATATTGTTATAGTTGGTGATGCTCATCAATATTTATTAGATCATTTTAGAGAGTTTGATATTATTTGGTCAAGTCCACCGTGCCCCACTCATAGTAGAATAAACCACGCTAAAACTCGCAAACCTGACTATGCGGATATGAAACTTTACCAGGAGATTATTTTCCTTAATCATTGGTTTGATGGCAAATTCATCGTTGAAAATGTAATTCCATTCTATGAGCCACTTATGAAAGCTCAAGAAGTTGACCGACATTTATTTTGGGCAAACTTTAAAATTTCACCTTTTCAGCCAAAACAGAAGGCTCAAATAAGAATGCAAGGTGGTACAATTCCATTTGAAAAAATATTTGGATTTGACATTTCTCAATCTAAAATTAAAGATAAAAGAAAGGCTCTGCGTAATTGCGTACATCCTGAGACTGGCAAACATATTCTTGATTGCGCTTTAAACATAGCCAAAGAGTATAAAATAAATAGCCTTTTTGATGACAGTTTTCTAATACTTGATAATTAGAATGACTGACAGCATGAAAACCCTGAACAAAGACAACAAGTACAAAGAATCTGTCTGGGGAAAGAAAGGAGAAAGAGTAAAGATAATCTCTGTAAGCGGAAACGCTGTAATATATGAAAATAGTAAAGGGGTGAGATACCCTTGTAACGTAAAAGATTTGGATTAAAAAATAAAGTGTATGCCGAACAGAATAATAAGAGACTGGACAGATAGCGAAAGGATTGATACTATTTCTTTTCAGGCAGAGGTTTTATTGCTTCGTTTGATGATGAAAGCCGATGATTTAGGAGCATATCACGCAAATCCGAAATTGATTAATTCGTTTTGTTTTCCGCTAAAGAATATTAGAGAAACCGACATTTCCCGATGGCTGCAAGAGTTAGTTTCATCCGGATTGATTGCCCTCTACGATGCCGATAACAAAAGTTTTTTACACATAATCAATTTTGGTCAACGATTGAGAACTGTTAAGCCTAAATATCCGCAAATACCTGAAAATGATTTAATTAAATTAATGACAGCGACCTGTCAGCAGATTGACGACAGATTGCCGCCTGAAGTAGAAGTAGAAACAGAAGTAGAAGATGAAGGGAAAACGAAAGTAAAACCCTATCGATCATTTTCCCATTTATCTCTTTCACAAGAAGAATTTGAAAAATTAGAGGCAGCTGGATATAGTAAAATTAAAATCGATGATATTTTAGATAGAATCGAAAACTATAAAATGAATACTAAATATAAATCTCTTTATCTGACTGCTTTAACATGGTTAAAAGGCGAAAAAACATTTACAAATTCAACAGAAGCAACCTTAACCCCTAAACGAAAGAAATTATGAATGGATTAACACCTCCAAACTCTTTGGAATTTGAAACGCTTGTAATTGCAACCTGTTTAATTGATTCTAAAGGACTAAAAGAAGCTTATAGAATTATTGGAGATAACCAAGATGTTTTCTATAATCCTAAACACAAAGAAATTTACCGAGCAATTTGTTTTTTACTTTCAAAAAATGATCCGGTGGATCTAATGACTGTTATACGTCAGCTAAAAAATACAAACGAATTAGGCAATGCCGGAGGTGATAAGTATATTATTGAGTTGACAATGGGAGTAAGTTCTTCAGCTCATATTGAGTTTCATGTTCGTGTAGTCTGGGAAAAGTATTTACTGAGAAAAATTATTGAAATGGCTGACTTGATGAAGTCAAGAGCTTACGATGATTCAACAGATGTTTTCTCAGTATTAGACTACACCGAAAAACAGGTTTCTCAGATAAACGCATATCTCTCAGGGCAAAAACCCATAAAGTCATTTTATGACATACATCAGGAGTTTTTAGAGTATGTAAAAGCAACAGCAGTTCCCGGAGTTCCAATTCCTTTTAGGAAGTTGCAAGAAGAAAATCAGGGATGGCAAAATTCAGACTTGATAATTATTGCAGCACGTCCGGCAATGGGTAAAACGGCACTCGCTTTAGAAATTGGTAGATATGCTGCAAAGAATGATTTTCCTATTCATTTTTTCTCACTTGAAATGGCAAATATTCAACTTCATAAAAGAATAGTTTCAAACGAATTGGAAATTTCCGCAAACAGTATAAGAAAAAAAAAATTTTCTGATCACGATTTACAAAAGATGTTTACTTGTGGTGAATTTGAAAAACTGCCTTTCTACTACGATGATTCGCTTTTCATGTGGGAAGAAATTAAAGCGAGAGCTCGTCAGGTTTGCGAAGAAAAGAAAACTAAAATGATCATCATTGACTACTTGCAGTTGATTGATACAAAAAGAAAGTTTTCAACAATCGACAGAGTAACATTTGTTTCAAGAGAATTAAAAATGCTAGCCAAAGAATTAAACGTTCCGGTTATCGCATTATCACAATTAAGCAGAGAGGTTGAGAAAAGACCGGGGAAGAAACCACAGCTTTCAGATTTGAGAGAATCGGGAGCCATTGAACAAGATGCAGATATTATAATTTTCCCTTACCGACCGGAATATTACGGAATTGAGACATGGCCTGATGAAGATGGAGAACAATCGACAGCAGATCAAGCAATGTTAATAACAGCTAAAAACCGCCATTGCGGAGACAGCGAAGTCATTATAGGTTGGAAACCAGAATATCAAAGATTTCACGATTTAGAAAACAACAGCTATGAATACACAAGCACAAAACACACAGCAACACCAGAAGAAGCTTTTGGAACAGAAGAAAGCGGAATGCCATTCTAACCCAATGGAATTAATTCAAAGATTAGCAAATCGAAAAACAGCATGGATTAAAGATTTTGAGGAAGATCAAAAAACAAAATGTTATGAAGGAAAGAAACTTTTGGACTGATGAGCAAATTAAAATTTTAGAGAAAAAATATCATAATACTTTAGCTCAGGATATCGCAATTGAAGTTGGTAGAGATATAAAGTCGGTTTATTTTAAAGCTAATGCGATGGGATTAAAAAAGGATCCAGAATTCATTCGAGAAAATTCCAAATGCAATTACAAAAACAACCCTGAATTTCAAAAACATCTCTACTACAAAGGTCATGAACCTGCCAATAAAGGCAAAAAGATGAGTACTGAGCTTTACGAAAAAATAAAGCACACGTTCATTAAAAAAGGGAATACTCCTCATAACGCTTATAAAGTAGGTTATGAGTTTACAGAAAAAGATTCCAAAGGCAGAATGTACCGAAAAATAAAAACATCAAATAAACGTGCTGAATTTCTTCATCGTGTTTTATGGGAATCAGTAAATGGAAAGATACCGAAAGGTTCTAATATAATTTTTAAGAATGGTGATACATTGGATGTTCGTATTGAAAATTTAGAATGCTTGACTAATGTTGAATTAATGTTGAAAAATTCAATTACAAATTATCCACCTGAATTAAGAACAAGAATAAGCAAATTAGCAAAATTTAATAAAAAACTAAACAAAATACAAAATGGCTAAACTACACTTTACAGACCACTTAGATGATATGATGGAAAGATTAATGAATGAAGATTTAAGTGGTGACAATCTTAAAAATGAGATAGATAGAGCAAAGGCACTCGCTCAATTGACAGCTCAGAAAATCAATCATGATAAAAATATTATCAATGCAGTGAAAATTGTTTCTGATGGATCCGCTTCGAAAGACGATCTGAAAGGTTTTTTAAAAATCGAATAATCTACGCCCTACTACTTAACAACAATAAGCGTTTCCCTTAATTCAAATTCAGATGAAAATGCTCAATTAAAAATTGAAAAAATCATGAATATTTTGAGGGAAAATAAAGAGTGTACACCTTACGTGAATTCTATTTCTAAAGCGAATCACGAAAACAAATTTCAAAAATTAGACGAGAAAATTATTAAACAATTAAATATTCAGAAAGCATGAAATTAATATCAATGACTGATTTCGTTTTAGAGCAGGAAAGGAATTACGCTCATGTAACGAGAGATATAAAAAAGAATCCATTTTTATTAGTTGTGGATTATGCAAAGTTTTTAAAACAACCTTTAACGCTTTCAATGTTTGTTTCCTGCGATGTAGATGGAAATGTTTTAAAAGAATTGTTTGAGGATTTTGATGGGAGCAATCATTTATGGATTACAAAATATAATGAAGCAAAAGAAAAGGTTTTGTTTGAAGGCTTTGCGTGGGATGGTGAGTATGTGTCGGGAAACAATCTTGATTTTATTTATGTTGATAATTCATTTTGCGAAGACAGAACTATTGAAGGTTTTATAAATGCTTGGTTACATGAGCATTCAGTTATGAATATTGAATTAACAGAATCAGCAATAAAGCAAATCGGGTTGTGAAATCTCAATTAAACAAATTAGTCAATAACGAATACTTAGACAGCTCAACACTTTTTAATTTAAATAAGCTAGGGCTGATCTTAAAAATTACTTACACTCAATATGTAATCACTGGTAAAGGGTGGTTGCTTTTAAATCAAAATTAAATACTTACTAAATGAAAACAAAAGATGAACTATTAAAAATATACTCGGCTTACTCGCCGTATGAGTTGGAATTAGAGGTTTTAAAAAAAGGGATGTATTTTCCTTATCCAAATCATTTGAGCGAAGGCAGAAGAATTGTTTTTAATTTAGATCAAATGCCTTTTAAAATATGGTGCAATCCTACTAATTTAAATTGGCTTGAAATCCTTTTTAGAGATACGAAGCCTGTATTATATTCAATGGATATGCTAACAAAAGAAGAATTATACAATGCAGGTTTCGAAGATCATGTTGACTGGTTAACACATGAAAGAGAGACTTGGATTAAGAAGTATGGAATTGAAAAATTTATTAATGAAACTCCTTATGGTCATATTCAATATTTAATTTCAAAACATTATAATATTTTCGGCTTAGATGAATCAGAATACATCAAAAAAGAATCCGTGAACAATTTCCCGATGTCGGCAATATGATACCATTGCGTTGACGTTAACGATATGGTTACGGAAACCCACAACAATAAACAAAAACAACAACTTAATTTTGAAGCATGAAAGAATTTATAATCGAAGCTCAGGCAAGTTTAATTTTAGAAATTGTAAAAGCGCTAAAATATAATTGTTCCGGAATCGGATTGCGAACAATTTACGACATTAAAATTGAACGGGAAAGTTACTTCAACAATAGAATAATTTTCACAGCAAAGGAAGGAAGAGAGATTGATCCGCTTCACTTTTTTTATTTGGGATTGGATATATAACTGAAAAAGAGACAGATTAATGTCTCTTTTTAGCTTCTATATTTTTAGTCCATTCGTTAATTTCTTCATCTATCTTATCACGTATATAAAGATACAAACTGTCATACTTCCTAATCATTACGTAGTTTAAAATTTCATTTAATTTTTCACTTTTATCTACTACAGCTGAAAATTTACTATGATTATCTCGGTAATCTACATGAACTGTTATCTTAAATTTATTATCTCCAATGTCTTCAGCTTCTGCATATGTAATTGAATATAAATAGCCGGTTTGTGAATCAAATGTATTTTCTTGATAAAGGGTGCCGAGATCGTCTTGATTTTTATAAAGAGTGTGATATGTTATTAAAATAACAGTTAGCCCAGAATCTTCCCAATATTTTATTTCTTTTTCCAGAATATCAATTGAAAACTTTTCTTCATGCGTTTTGTTATATGCAAATTCTAACCATCTATAAACCTCGTCATTTGCTAAAGCAGCCATTAAAACAAAGAGAGGATTGTAGTTTTCTGTTTCAAAATATCCTTCGTCAAATTTTAGGTTTTCATCCTCGTCAACATCAAACCTATTACGAAGCTCAGAACTAAAATGAATATCTTTTTGATTTATTTGGTAATGAAGAAAATGTAACATTTTTTCGTACAATTCTTCATTCGTACCAGTTTCGCAAGTCATTTCCTGCAAATTGGCAAGTGTATCTATATTTAAATCCATATAAATGTTTTAAAATTTAACTCCTTTTTCCTGTAGTTTATAAATTTCACGATGAACCGAATTCTCAGAAATATCTTCATTGAAAACAAAAGGCCATACATATTCTAAGAAATCGTAAATATCTTGATTCACCAAAGCTGAAAGAAAAACATATAAATCTCTACGGTCGGAATCCTCAAAATATTCTGAGTCAAATGTCATTACGTTTTCAGCTTCTATCTTCCATTTATCTTTAAAATAGCCATCAAAAACAATGTTTCGTTCGATGGCTTCGGATCTGATAAGTTCCATTGCATCTTTATAAAATTCTGAAATGTTGTCAGCATCGTCAGCGAGATATTCTCCGAGCAGCCAAAAAGTATTTGCTTTCATTAAAATAAAGTTTGAGGAGTTTTCTCCGGTTCTATGTTTTCTAAGATCAATTTAACATCATAATTTGGATGAGCAAAATCCAGATATTCTGGATTATTCAGCCATTTTGAATGATCACTTTCATTTAAAACAACCGGCATTCTCTTTTTTGAATTGTGGACATCTGCCATTAAAGTGTTGGCTTTCGTAGTACAAATTGAGAATGTTGTAATGTCATTCCATACGTTGTAAATTCCTGCTAAAGCAAAAGGTTTATTACCGTTATCAAGATGAATTCTGTGTAGCTGCTTTACTTTTCCTTCTGGGTCCGGGTTGCCGAATTTATCCAATGAACGCCATTCGTAAAAACCATTGACTAAAACTAAGCATCTTTTATTGATGCTGTTTTTGTAACTGTTTTTCAATTCCAATTCTTCGATGACAGCATTTAACGTTTTTTCTTGAAAAGATCTGTCTTTTGAAAAGAATGGAAGTAATCCCCAATCTCCTAAAATAGCAACATCCGGACTTTCGTCTGTGATAATTGGAAGTGGTTTGTCAACGGTGCCTTTTGCCCGGAAGCCCGAAATCATTTTTTCACCTTTGAAATCTTTGAAATTTGTTTCGACATTGAAAGCTTCACGGATTTCTTTGGTTGTTAATTTACCATCAACATAATAACACATACTTTTAGTTTTCCAACTAAGCTACAAAATTTATGCAATATGTAATTTAATACTTTCCGAGATTATTCATAACTGAATCCATCGAGCCTGAATCTTTACCACGGTGACTACTTTTGCGAGGCGGCGGCGCTGGTATAATAATATTTGAAAGCCATAACTTCCCGAGCCTAAGTCCATAATAATCGACAGATTGAATTTTGACCGAAAATTTAATAATTTGCCGTTCCAAGAGTTCGTTAACAGCAACCTTCCACATTTCTGAATAGAATACATCTAACTCCTGAGCTTTCTCATAAGTTACAATTCGTACATGATCGACATGTTTTGATTTTACAATGCCTTCGATTTCCATTTTTCAAAAATGATACAATTTGTACCGATTACAAAATTATTTTGGATACAAATTGTACCAAAATTAAATAAGCCCCAACTCGTGGGGCACAAATAAAATATCATTTGTTTTAAATGGTCAAAATTTGACCACATTGGTTAAATAATCACTTTTTTAAGTTTTTCATATTTTAAAACACGATCTGAAAATCCATTCATTCCCCCATTAATCTTTCTTGTAATTGCTTCAATTGGGCTGCAAGTATAATTATACCAGCCAGAAGAATTAAGCCTTTTAATTGTCACCTTTACATTATCTAGCTGGCAAAGTAGATTTAAATCTTTTTCATTCCAATAAATAAATGCCGATAAAGTTGCCCAAACCGGATCTTGCAATATTTGCGGTTGCCCTAAAATCCTATCAAATTCAAATAATCGCTTTTCATTGAGGTTTAAGAACGGAAGTTTTGCCATTTCTCTTCCTATTTTAACATAATTTGCACGTCCCGTTGTCTGAATTGCTCCTCGTCCTTTGAATTTTATGCCATCTCCTTTTTGTGTATTTCCTAGATCTTTTCTCATCTCATAATCAGACCCTGAAGCATATTCTTCGAAAGCGTTGAACTGATCAGATTCATGAGCAAGTTGAGCGATAAAGTGACAAACTTCAAGCTTCGTGTCAATCGCAAAATAATCTGCGTATTTGTTGAAAACATAAACAAATCCTTTAATATTTGCTTCTTTATTTGATCTGCCTCTTCTAGTATTCACTTCGGGAAATAAATTCCAAAGCATTTTCTCTGTAATTTTTATCTTAGATTCGTACATTATTATAATCTTATTAAGTTATACGATACTCCAACTCCTAAGGCTGGATAAAACTGATTTGCTGACGGAACATAATAATAACCCGCCTGAACACCTAACCCGAATCTTTTTGACTTTACATCGATTTTCTTTTTAAAGTGTTCTACTCCATTTATTTTCATATTTTTATCAGGCGAAGAAATATCTATGTAAGTGTTTTCTTTACCCAATAACCATTTACGATCTTGGAACTTAACTACATCGACGATTGCATTATATTTGTAGTCAACGGTGCTGTCTGCTTCATTTGAAACGATCTGAATATATTTGCTTTCATAGAAAACACGAGCTTTCTTATTTACATCGAGTTCCGTTTTTGTAGCTTTCAATTGTCCTTCAAGGGTAAATTTAGCCCGGGTTAATTCATCTATCTTTTCCTGAGCAATATTTAAGGCAGGTGCAAGAGTATCACTTACATAACTCATATAATTTTTTGTGATATAATTTTTAACCAATTCGCCTTCTACAGGTTTGAATGTTCCATGACTGGTACTATCTTTTGGATTTTTCCAAACCGGAAGATATATCGTGTCTTGATCTCTGCTTGATTCTTCGGCAATACGGTCATTTTTACTGAGCGTAAACCATCCTCCGACTAAATTTGCAATTAATGCAATTGTTACAATCGCCAATATTGCTATAAATAAGTTCTTTTTCATTTTGACTGATTTAATAATGTTGTTGCTTGTTCTTGGGTTTGTTCGCGTAATGTGCTATCTGCTTTTTTAATAGTTTCATCTTTAATGTATCCTGCTTTAATTAATAATTCATCTTTCAGACGATCTTTTTCACCTCTTTCCTTCTCGTACAATTCTTTCCAGTATTGCTCAGAACTGTTGTTTTTTCTGATGTTGATGAAATAGGTAATCCCAAACATCAGAAAGAAAACTGAAGCAACAAACGCAATAGGATTTTTTGTAATAAGCCGTTGAAACTTGCCTACTTCTGTACTGCTTGGTACTGCCATTTCATTTTTTTTATTTTTATTTAAAATTGCTTTGATCTTATATTTTATAAGGTATAACCTATTAAAATACCATTTTGAAAATCTAAGTGTCTATCTTGTAAATTCTGATTTTTATATAAGATTTGAACAGTTTTTCCTGTATTTGAGCCAATCGCTATATCCCCATTTATTATCTGAAGAGCTATGTTATTCGCTGCATTCTTAGATTCAAGTCTTAATGCAACATTTCGAGATCCTGGTAGAGGATCAATAATATTATTTCTTATCAAAGCCATAGCCCCATAATCACCTGTAGAAGGTGCGCTTGTGATACCGAAAACAACTTCTTTAATATCATCTACAGAACTTTGGATTGTTCTGTAAAGTATGCTTGATGAGGTTATTGAAGTGTATGTAGAATAAATCGTCCACGGACCTCCGTTGAAGGTTGTTGTCTGCATGATTTGAGAACCTTCAATTTTAAAGTCTGCAATTTCCCCACTTTGAGCAAAGATTTTACCTTTAATTTCAGCGTTTTCGGCAATCATTTTGCCGTTGTGCTGAACTCTGAAAGGTGCGGTATTTCTATCCTCGTATTCCGCACCAGCACCAAATCTCACACTCGTTCCAGTAGTATCTCCTACATCTGTTTTACCAGAAACAAAAGCATTCACATTTACTTCATCGCCTACTTCAATAACTTCCGACATAAGCAATCCGCCATCGATCGAAGTAAATCCGTCAGAACCATTAAGAAATTTTATTTTTCCTTTAATTTCCCCTGTGTCAAGATTGAAATAAGTCTGCATGTCCAAAGAGGAAATAGTTCCGGTTCTGATCAATCCGCCGTTGATAGTTGTAGTTCCAATTGTAATGGAAAGGACACGTACATCATCAACTACCGTATGAAGAATTCCAAGTAAGAAATAGAAGTCATTTACATCATCATCGAACTTAATTTTTTCTTGAGTAAATTCAATTACGGCATCGGTTCCGGATTTAGAGCAAACCGCATAAACATATCTGAAACCATCATCAGGAAGTGTAATGCTATTTTCTGTGATATTCCAAGTTTTATCAAAAGTTTGCGAGTAGATTACACCCGAATTTGCTTTAACTTTGTTTTTGTTTCCGTCAACCATCAATTCAAAAACTACCGAACAACTTACCTGCTGAGATTTCGCGCCAATGGAAAGCATATTCGTCTCAATAGATTCAGGTTTTATATTTTCCGGATCAAAATATCCATCTGTATCAAATGTCAGGTTTTGAAGTTCCTGGGTGGTTTTCAATCCTAACTTTGAATAGTTGATATTTCCAAGATTAGTAATTGATAAAACGTTCTTGATTTCCTTTACATCCAATATCACTTGCGAAGCGTAGTTAATCTCATATGAATCCGCAATCACAACTTTATATTTGTAAGGATTATAAACCCCATTCTCAATAAAAGTAACTGTGGTAGAATTTATTCGAAGCATTTTATTAATTCCAAGAGGCTTATCAACTGCTGTCACATAATCACCGATATCAAAGTTTCCAATTCCTATCTTTTCCATGTATGCCGAATCAATCTCTAAATCATAAGAGACTTTTGCGTTTTTATGAATTTCAAATTGCTCCAGACCTTTTACCAGTAATTCATTTTCAGCATTCTTTATATAAGAGTCAGGCATCACGATATCTAAAATCACATATTCATCACCAACGGAGAATTGAAAAGCTTCAGAATCAACATCGGGAAACTTTTGACCAGAATCATTTGTGAACGGAATGATTTCGAATTCCTTTGATAAATGACTGTAACCACCTTTCTTTATCTCAAATTCATATCCTGCAAGCGGTCCCGTTTTCATACTAACTTTCGCCGATGTTCCTGCAATAAGATATTTTGTTGTCACACCGTCAGCTTCTTTCGCATTCAAATCGAAATCCATCCCAGAATCAACAAACTTGAATTTTGTATTTCCTAAAGCGGTAATCTTTCCGGTTCTTTTCGGATATATTTCTTCAAAATTGATTGATCCTTCTTTTAACCCGAAATTTTTAATGAGGTTTTGATCTTCGACAAAATCTGAATCTGGCAGTAATAGATTTGTTGAAAAGTTTCTGTAACCGTTTGGAATATTTTCAGTTCCGCCTAAAACGTAAAGTCTATTGATAATATCGTTGTCATCAACGTTTGAACGATTCAAAGAGTACAATCCTTTTCCTTTACCGTACTCAAATTTGATGGGTAATTTTCGCCCGAAATCTCCCGTATGGACCACAATTTTACTATTCTCAATCTTTACCCAGAAATCAACTTTGAACTCAGCGCAAATTTTTTGCAAGGCCGAAAGACAAGAATCATCACCAAAAGTAATTGTTTTGGTTTCTCCATTTGTAAAGTTCCCGATTTCCCAATCCAAAGAAAGCCTTTGCATATTATTTTTTAAGCAAATCAAGAAAGTTTCAATAGTTCCGATTAAAGGAAATTCTAAATTGAATTTTTGCCCGGTTCCATCAGCATTGAAATATTTACAACGCTTCATATCGTACATTAATCCTTCAGCAGTAATGTTGTACTCATACTCTGAATCGCTGATTTTGTTGACATTCGGCAAAACATTTAGACGGTAAATTGAACCGAACAAAACAAAGTAATCATTGATTTTAATGTCTAAAACTAATCTAGATTTCATCTTGATAGTCAAAGTATCATCAGAAAGCAATGCTCTACTTATCGCCGCCGATTCAACAGAACGCTTACCCCTTTCAATTAAATTGAAAAGAGGTGAGCTATTTCTGTATAGAGTTATGTTGTTCATTAGCTTAATAGTTGTCTTATTTTGGAGTAATAAGCTGCAGCAATCTGATCGTATCCTGTTAAGTTAGGGTGTACTGGATCGCTCCATTTAGGCACCGTTATTAAGCCAGAAGTATCGTACGAATTTGGCGGAGACATTGTAAATGGATAACCAAACTTTCTATCAATTTGGTTAAACGTCCAAATAAAATGAACATTAGAAGTGCCTTTTAACTTATCTATTAAAAAACCATAAAGAATGAACATTTTTCTTTTCAATTCATCAATGTCTTTGAAAGATTTATCTGCTGGTTCAGATCCGCCAAATGGCTCTAATGAAATTAATATTTTCATGTTTGGAAATCCCTTTGCCGATGACAAAGCAATGTTCACGAAGGTTAATGCCTGATTTGAAATAGCCTCAATTGCCGCTATTGTTTGATTGTTATCAACCAAGCCTGAACCGACATCATTAATTCCTAATTGCATTGTCAAAAAGTCTATTTTAGTGACTCCTTGACTTGTCGCATAATTTTTAAAATTAATTTCTCCACCAACAAAATAAGGTGATGAATTAGACAAAAAGAATCCCCATGTTTGACCTGCAAATCCGTTGTGCTTAACAAGTGGAGATGACGAAGCTGTTTTTGTACCTATAAACTTTGGAGCAATGCCTCCGGCTGCTAGAAATAAACTATTTAATGTTTTTACAGATCTACCATTTTGCGCTGTCGTAGGGTCATATTCCCATGTCGAATCTCCCGCTGTTTCAATGATAAATTCTTCAGTTAATGGACTATTAATGTAAGTTTTAATATTAAATTTCTTCTGTGCTACAACTTGAAAATTTGAATTATTTAAAACTTCAACAACGAATTTATAAGTTTTATTTCCTTCAGTTGGTGTAAATTGAAGACCATGTGGTCGCAGAGGAATTACCGCTAAATTTGGTGAACTTGATGCCCAATCATACGAAACATCCCTAAATCTTGTGGCAAAATTTGACTTATTTGGAACATTCAGAATATTATCTAGATAAGCGTTAAACTCAACGCCTACAACTGTAGGAAATTCTTCGGCTATAATTATTCTATCAAAAATTATATTTCTTTTTATTTCAGCAATTTCCTGATTGGAGTAAAAAGTAATTACTGGCTCATCTGTTAAATTTCCATCAGGATCTAAAAACTCATTTATTGGTGGGTGATGAATAATTCTTTGCTGAACAGTGCCACTAATGTTGTTAATAAACATTGTCAAACTATTGGCAGTGTCTGTCTCAAATGAAAGAACTATATTTTTTCCCTTAGGAAATAAAATAGGATCAAAAAACCAATAAAATCTTCCGTATAAGTTTTGATTGAAATTATCAAAGGTTTCTTCTACCAATAAATTAGCATCGGGAGAAGTTGGAGAAAAACCCATACTTGAATTATATGAGTACAATTTTACCGTAACACTATTGTTTGGTATTTCTGAAGCAACAAAGTAACTAATACAGTTTATTAATTTTTCTTCGGTTGTCTGCGTTGTAGAGATATAACCAAATCCATATTCATTTGCAGGCTTGTAAGTTTGTGGTCTTCCGTTGGCTTTCTCTAAATCATAATTTTGTGGATTTTGTTTTAGTGGATACAAAGTGGACAACGCTATTAGTTCCTTACTAAAACCTATCACACTCCAGATATCCGAATCCGTATTTGGAATATCAGTCTGTAAAGCTTGTTCGCCATCTTTTACTATATAGTGACTATTTTGATAAATTACTTGAGATCCTTGATTCAGTGGAAAGTCATTCATTTGCAAATCTTCCCACTTTCTCACATTTACAGAAGCTTGAGGCATTGCTTTTTTGTGTAATTCAGAAACTCCATTTTTTACCCATATTTGAATTTCGTTTAATTCTAAATCCAAAGGTGTGACAGTGATATTTTCATCATTAATATCTTTTGTATTTGGAAATGTTCCGGATTCATTTACAACATACATTTCAAAAAGTGGTGCATCACCTGCAACCCATGGTTTAGGATATGGATTTGTTACGGCATCATATGGCGTATTAGGTTTTAAAACCCCTTTTATACCAGTTGCGACAATCGCTTCCACCTCTGATCTCCATTCGTTATCCTGTGCTTTTGTATGAACTGTTCCGATTATGGTACCGCTGTCTATTGTTGCAAAATTCTCTGGTGGAATTACGTCCGTTACGTTCACGTTAATTTGATTGATGTTAAAAGTTCCTGACATTGTATTTATTATTTTAGATTTTTTCCCAAAGAATTTCCGCTTCGGTTTGTAGATTTTTAATTTCTTCTATATTTCCGGCAATGATGATAATCTTCTCTTTTCCGATCATATCTTGCCACTGTCCGATTATTTCAGCTGTTTCAATACTTGCATTACCGTAAGTCAAATTGCTTATCTCATTTCCATCTGAATCCAGAACCTTATAAATGAATTTTCCGTAATCAGACATATTTAATTCAGCAAATGCTTCAATAGTATTATATCCGGTTTTTCCGCTCAATATTTCTGACACTGCAACCGCCTGATAAGTGTTATCTGGTTTTCTTCCGATCACAATCAGAATCAAATCTTTCGCAGCAGCTATACTCACTTCAACTGAAAATCTGAAGAATGTTTCAGCGGTTGGTATTGTGTATGCTTCATAGAAATCTGCATTTACACCGCTTACTGAAATCAGATTAATACCTGAGCTTTCATAAGATGGTGATTCATAATTTTTGGTGAAGTTTACATTACCTCTGGCGGTTTGTTTTGTGCCATCACCAAAGAATATTTCTGTTTCCGTAGTGGATTCGTACGATAGTTTGAACTTATCGAGTGAAGTTTTTAGAACAGTTTTGATCGGGTTAGGTTCGATCAATTTCAATGAAAACGTAGCGAACATTTCACCATCTCTGAATACTTTTTCAGGAATGACTTCGTTTTTGATGTAAACCTCATAAGCAGGTGTTTTTGCTTCAAATGGTTTTATATGTAATCGTTGAGTTCCAGATTTTGAAAATTCACCGATAACAAATTCTTTAAAGTTTCCAAAAAGAGTTTCCCAATTATTACCCCTGATGAAACATTTTAGCTCTAACTCCCTTTCTTTAAATTTTGGCTTTCTAAGATTCACAGATACTCCATGATATTCTGCCCAATCATATGTAGTAACATCTTTTCGTTCAAGTAACCCGACAAGATTATTATACTCCGAAACTCTGACCTCGTAGTCTTTAAAATTCTTGCCGTTTAATGAAACTTTTACTTCACCCATTATTTGAAACTTGATTTAGTGATTCTTACATCACCTGTATATTTTATATTACTGTTTCCGTAGCTGAAAATCTGCACCATTGAATTTCCTATTGCTTCGATTTCAACTTCTGCATTATCTAGAAGATTAATAATTACTTTTGCATAATCTGAAACAGTGATTTTAGCTTTTGTATTATGGCGAATAATCAACATCGATACATATTGTTTTTTTGCAAATCCCTCAAAGTTTAATTTCACATTTGAATCCCCGAAAAAAGCCATTTTGCTGATGATATTTGGCATTCCTACATAATCTGTAAACAATCCGTACGCTTCTGTTTTTCCCTTGAAATTTCGCAAGGTTTCAATGTTCGGGAAATCTTTTTCCATTGACCAGTCGTCACCATTGAAATACATTTCGCAAAGATTTTTGAAAGACAAATCAGCCTTCATCTTTTCCTGCCATTCTTTACAGATATTATTTTCTGTTGCTTGTTTATAAATTTCGAGTAATTCCATTATGGTACACCTGCTAAGGATTTTTTCATTTTAGCGTTCATTTCAGTAAGAGTCTTATCCATGTTATGAAGCCTTCGTGTATTAACCTCTATTTGAGATAGAAGAACAGTATGTGCATTCTGAACCGTGTGATTCTGTTTCATTAATTGGAACATTGCGACAACATTTATTCGTAGTGCATTAAATTGTGATTCCAAAGCTCCAGCGGTTTTTTCAGTAATTCCTTTAATATCTCCTTTCAAGCTTTGAGCGTTTGCCGAAGCTGCGCCGAATAAATCCTCGTACTGCTGAAGTGCAGTAGTATATTGGTTCATTGCATCTACTCCTAACGCTTTGATGGCATCTCTTTCTTCTTTTGTAAGCCCATCAAATGATCCTGATACTGCGTTTGCTGCGATTTGCTGCTGTAAAAGTTTTATTTTTTCTAACAGATAGTTTTTGGTAGAATTTAAATTTACTGCCACAAGACTATTTGCTGTTGGTAATTTCTTTTCGATTTCAGCAATTTGATCCTGATACGTTTTTAATAAAGCGGCTTGTTCAGATGTTGCGCCTGATTGACCTCCAAATCCCATTGAAGAATACAGACTATCCACCATTTTTTTTACTGCCGGTTCAAGAATTTTAATTCTTAATGCGTTCGCCACGGCATTTCGCATTACATCATCAACAACTTTTTCGAAAGAAGCTGCAGCATCCTCACCTTTTCCGAATGCATCTATTAAAGCATCAGCAATTTTTGATGAAAAATCTTTAAATTCAATAGTAGTTATACTTGTTTTAAAGTCATCTATCAGAGTTTGAATCGATAGATTTATATCATTTATTTGCTGTGTGTAGGCAGCGATTTTCTCTTGATCAACCTTTTTCTTACTCGCTTCTTTAGACCGCATATCATAAAGAATTCTTTGCTGTTCTTTCAGATTTGCAATAAGTTCGCGCTGCATAGATAACTGACCTTCACCTGCTGTTTTCTCAATGATCATTTGAAGTTCTTCATAGGCAAATTTCAAATCATCAACAGCACGCTTCCATTCTCGAATACCTTTTTCTTTTCTGCCATCGCCAGCAGTAGAAAGCATTTTAATGACACCAACAACCATTTGGGCGATTCCACCGATCATTTGCTGAAAATTTCCTGAGAAATAGCCGACAAGTGCATTAACTAACCCTTCCATGGTTTGAGTTAAGTCTTTTCCGAATTTCTCGAAAGCTCCACCTTTGCCATCAATACCCATTGCTTCAGCCAATTCTTTGGCTGAATTAACCGCTAAATCAGTGTAGAATTTTGTTCTTTGTAGATTTTCATTTAATCGAGCGAAGTCTTCTTGCGTTGCAGTACCTTCACGAATTTTTTTTCTTAATTCTTTGAAACTATTTATTAAAGCTTTAATAGGACTTCCTGCCGATGTTAAATTTCTTAAATCTTCAATCTTCTTTCTAAACTGGTCTATTTCATCAGTTGGAGCTCCCATATTTTTTAGCTCCTGAAGTTTTTCTTCCAGTTGAGGAATTATTTTTTCGATCTCTTTTTTTGTAAGAGAATTAATATTGCTAAATGCTTTTTCAAATAGATCCGATTTTTCAAAAACTGATGTAAATGCATCACGATAAGCCTTCGCTTCATCCTTTCCTGCTGCATCTAATAATCGAACTCTTTCAGTGTCTGAATATGTTTTATTTTTGCCGATTTGCTCACGAATAGAATTGTATTTCTTTTCAATTTCAACTCGTTTCGTTTCAAATGTTTCATGGTCCTTTAAAAATTCATTTTGAAGATCTTTTTGCTGCTGAAGAATATTCTGTCTGTTTTCTTCAATCAATTTTCGTTGCTGAAGAAAGTAACTTGTATTTCCTCCTGCTTTTTTATACGAGGTATCTTCAAAATTATTAAGTGCTTCGAGCTGGTCAACTAAAGAAGGAAGAGATTTTAATGTATCGTCAATTTCACGTTTAAAACCTTCTAAAGGAGTAACGGTTCCATTTAAAGAATTTATTTTCTCACCAATGAAAGAAAGGTCTTGCTTTTGCTGATCTGAAAGAATACCTTGCTCAGATAAATCTTTTAATTTTTGCTGTTCTTTTTCGAGGTATTGGAGATAATTAGCAGAACCTTTGAAAAGTTCTTTATACTGAGCATCTGCGGATTCTTTACCATAGAATTCGGCTATCTTATAATAATTATTCCATTGGCGTTCTGCTTCATCTGTTCTTTCTTGGAAGCTCTTATATTGTTTAGCTTTTATCTGATCATTAATTTGTTCAAGTCGTTTTCCTGCTTCTTCTGCGGAAATAACTTCACCTGTATAGAACGGATTTCCTTTTTTGTCTTTGTCATTTCCGTACTTATCAAGTTTTCGTAATTTGACCTGATCATTTACAGCACTATCATAAGCTTCTTGAATTAGACTTGCACGTCTTTGTAACTCTTTGATAGATTCCAAAGGAAGAATTTCAGCAATTTGCTTATTGTCTGTTTTAGCTTTTTTAGGATTTAATTTTTCTTCTAATGCTTTTATCTGAGCATCATACTGCAGATATAATTTTTGATTTGGAGCTTTCTTCTGTTTTTCCTGAAGAAGATCAATTTGTTCTTGAATTTGCTCTGCCCAACCCTTTACTGCAACCGGATCAACTTTTATTTCAGGTTCTACACCGAAACGAAGTTTTAAAATATTTTCATTATTGCTTAACTGAGATTGCAAAGCTCTTTTGCCTTCCGGAGTTAAAACCTTTCCTTGAACTTTTCCGCCTTGTATCTGAGCTTTCAAAATTTCATTTCCTTTCAAAAGATTAGAAATTTCTTTCTGATCAAGTTTCTGGATGAGTTCCTTCTCTTTGGTAATGTCTTTTAAAGCCTCTTTTTGTTCAATGAGAGATTTATTTATTTCAGTTGCACCAGTTTTTCTTAGTCCTGCAAAATATTGTTCTTGCGATATTTTACCAGCTTTATAAAGTTTGGAAAGTTTTTCAATCTCAACTTTTGCATCATCCAATTTCACTTGGGTGATTCCCAAATTCATTTCAGCTTCAGCAAATTTCTTGAAGGCTTCCGCGCGAACAGCAACTTCCGCCTGAGCCATCGCATATTTTTGTAAATTTTTAATCAGATTTTCAAAAGCAAAACTTAATCTGTTTGTTGCACGGAATTGACTATCTAGCGTATCTCTAAATGTAGAATCAATTGCAATAAGTTTTTTATATGCTTCTTCTCTCTGCTGTAATGAAGAATATTCGCTTTTAATTATGTAGATTAATTGCTGTATTGCCGCTCTTGTTTCAACCACTCCTTTTCCGAAACTGTCATTGTATTTTTGCATGACTTGTTCCTGAACTTTCTGAGCAGAAGTTTGCGCTTCGATAATTCCGAGTAATTCGCCAAGTTCTTGACGGTAATTGTAAGTAACAGCAATTAACCCGGCGATTAGTGTGGCAACTAAAACATAAGGATTGGCTATTGATGCGGCATTAAGTGCTTCTTGAGCTACTGTAGCACCTCTAATTAATTTTATTAAATTTGCAAAACCTTGAATGATTGCGGGAGCAGTGATTTGAGCCTGCAATAAATTTGTAACGATTAAAGCCGTTCTGTAAGCCCCGTATATCTCAATTAATGTAAGAATTGCTTTTCCGACATCTTGATAATGTTCTACCAAGTAAATAAGTCCTTGAATACCGCCAGATAATACACTATCTTGACTTTCTCCAATTTTATTAAGCATCTGATCCCAAGCATCGCCTAAATTGGCAACCTGTCCTGAAAGAGACTTAGATTGTTTCTCCATTAAATTAAAGAACATTCCACCCTCATTTGTCATTGAGAATAAAACATCTTTAACGTCGTTAAAACCAATCTTTCCTGCTGAAACCATTCCTGTTATTTCTGCAGTAGTTTTATTGAATTTTTTAGCCAGTTCGGCAACCATTGGAATCCCGGCTTCGGTAAATTGACGAAGATCATCACCCATCAATTTACCCTTTGCTCTAACCTGTCCGTAAACTAAGTTAATTCTTGAGAGAGGAACACCGAGACCTGCAGCAATGTTACCCATACGAGTAAGTGTGTCTACAACTTCATTGGCAGGAATTTGGAATGCAAGTAATTGTTTTGCTCCGGAAGAAACATCCTGTAAAGAAAAAGGCGTTTTTGAAGCAAGATCTACCATATCTCCCATTAAGGATTTGGCTTGACCTGCATTTCCGAGCATCGTTGTAAATGCTATCTCAGTTTTTTGGAATTCACCACGAACATTTATAAGTTCGGTAACAAAGCTTTTTACGGCACCAACTGAGAAATAAGAAGCAATTCCAATAGATAGATTCTTAAATGCAGAATCCATATTTCGGGTTTCTCTCGCTACATTTTGATTCAAACCTGCAATATCTCTGCGCATAGAGTCTATATCTCTACGCCATTGATTAAGGTCGATTCCTGCACCGAAATATAAAGCTCCTTGATTGGTATTCATTATTTAAATAATTGTTGTAGAAAATCTTCTGAGGTTTGTTCTTCTAGATTGATAACTTTTTTTTCTTCTCCTTTTTCATCTGTTTTTTTGTCACTTTCGTAGCTTGGTGCATCAATTAGCATTCTTTGTACTATTCGCCAGTCTACTTCCCAAAGCAGGTAATCTAAAGTCCAACTGAAATGATGGCATATCTGCCCCATTACTCCGTAGATTGACTTTAAACCGTTTTCTCTATCGGTATCGCTTTGGTCGGTCGATTTCCGTTCATTAATACCGTAGAGGGTGTAAAATTTTGATAGTCTGAATTCTTCAATAAAGCGAGAGTGAAATCCAGCAATTCTTTTGAATTGAATGAGTTCATGAAGTGGTTAATTAGAAACGGCTTCACAAAATGACTGGTAACTATCTTATACTTTTTTGTCCATTCAGGTAATTCTGTCTCAACCGCTATGTAAATCGCTTCACAGCATAGTTTAGCATTGTTTCTTACTGATTCGTATTGTGAAGGAATCTGAATTGATAGATCAGGATTTGAAAGGGATTCTTCATCAACTTTCATTTTTATAAAAACATCAGCCATCTTGAACATTTTCATCAAAGTGATCTTTCCGGTGCTCCACTTCCTTTTTTTACCAAAAAGAATTGTTTCAAACTCATAACCCTTTCCGGTCAAGATATTCAGCTCTTCCTGTTCTTGTTTTTCCATGTAATTTTTTGGGATAAAAAGCCTACCTACTTGAGATAGGCTTTTGTTTATTAAATTATGCTACCCTAAAAGATGAAAGCGCAGGTTCATCAGCCTTTATAGGTTGTAGAATTGTTCCTGTAACCTGTACTCTCAGCAATGCACCTCTTCCGAGTTCTGAAGCAAATTTTGCTGTGATTTTTGCACGTGGAATATTTAATCCAGCTCCTTGCTGTGGTGTAACTTTGATTGATTTTTCAATCGAGACTGGTGTCATTGGCCATTCGTAAACAGCAGATGATCCAGTTCCCGTTTTAGTTCCTCCAAACACAGCAACCAAAGTATCTTCGTTAGGATCTGAAATAGTGAAATTCAGGGCGATTTTACCTGCCTTCGTTTGGATATGAATTGGTGTTTCCAACTCTTCAACCGCAAATTCTGTTTCGGTCGGATCATCTTGATTAATTGCGAATGATCCTTCTTCTGTAAGCCCTAAAGGCGCAAGGGCTGTTCCCATACCTCCATCAACTGCGATTGCACCGACTTCGATTTTTGCCAACCCGACTGTAATAAGTCCTGCCATTGTTTTATTTATTTTTAATTGTTATATGCTTTTAAATTGATTCTGAAATTCACGTATGTAGCTTTTTCGGCTAATTCCTCAAATGTTGAGTGATTGACTACTGTACAGTTGAATTGAGGTCTGAAAATGTTTTCTAAGAGTGGATAAACTGCCTGGCTAATTACTTCTTCTCGTGCAGTATTTGGTAGACTTTGAACAACACCATTTACATTTACTGGAAGCATCGGAACGTAGCAATTGACATTAAAAACACCATCTTGTAGAAAAGAATTTTCCATCGAAACAGAATTGATTACAATATCCTCTTTAGTGCTTCCGGCCGGCCTTTTATCCTTATAAAGAAGTCCGTTAATGGTAGATTTGATATTCCCTTCATTGAGCAACTCAAAAATCCATTGTTTTGCCTGTCCTACTGTTTTCTTCATCGTAATTGTCTCACTAAATTTGGAACCGCTGTTTTTGCCAACTGTTCAGCACTCGTTAAAACATTTCTACCTCTTGATTCTACCTGAGAAGCGTATTTCATTCCTGCTACAACTACCAAAGCGACATCAGGTTGTTGAGTAGCCAATTCTCTTGCGAGATTTTTGCCTTTTATAACGCCTTCTGATTGTCCTTGATAATTCTCTTCAGTAATTCTACCGTTGATAATGATTGAGTATCCGACTGATGATCTCAGATTCCCTGTTATATCATTGTATGATCCAGCGACTCTCGCCTCATTAATAGCCATTTCACCAACATATCTCAAAATTCTAAGCACCTTGTTGGTGATTTCGTTTTGAGCTTCTGTAAAACGCTGATTGATGGCGTTCATATTTCCTATAAATCTTACAGCCATAATCTTGAATGTAATTGCTCCTTTTTATGAAGCTTATTATTGCCTTCAATCCTGGTATTTCCTTCAGCATCAATCACTTTTACCCTTTCTCCCATTGCTACCTTCGGGCAGTTTTTAGGCAGATAAACTACTGCATTGAAAACATAAACCTCACTATCTTCTGTAACTATGCTTCTTCCACCTCCATTACCTTCATCACGGCATTTAGAAACATTTACCCATCTTTCAGAACCGCCCGACCATTCTCCATTGTCTGGATTTTGGGTAGATTCGGTCTGTTTTAACACCCAAAGAGCGTAAGGAAACATCTTTACCATCGATTTGTAATATCAGTGATTGTATCTTTCGCCAATAGATTTGGAAGGCCTAATCTGGAAGCTAAAATCTTGTAGTAAGCAGTAATAGCATCTTTATCGTATGAGATAGAATAGCCCCCTTCTGAAACTGATTTAGGAAGCAAAATGATGTCGGGGATTACGTTATAAAAGAATTTATCAAGATTTGTTTCTGCGGATAGTGAATCGGATGGTAATAATTCTAATCGTGCTAATTCAGCAGAAATTATCCCATCGGAAAGCTCAACCGACCATAAAGACGTTTTTTCTTTTATGTATTCCCCGATAGTCATTTTTATGCTAATTTCGTTTTCAGAATCAATCTCTTTTTCACGCTGTTTAGCACTGGTGTAGCGAATGCCATCCCTTTTGTTAGAACGGACATAGGCGCAGCCTTTGCGATCGTGGAAACCAGAATGAATTCGTTAGTCGTGATCTTAGAAGTCTCGTTCAAATCCATTGAAGCTTCCGGAGAAATCGTGTATTGAGTATTTCCGAAAGTTGCCGTTCCTGATAAGTGGATATTACCAAGTACCCAACCGCTTTTCGCAGTCAATGAACCATCTTTAGCTTCATCATTTACATAACTTTCCCAGATTTCAATCGTAGGTAGGTTCTGAGCTGTCAAAGCTGAATTGATTTGTGCCATTGTAGGCGTTTGAGCTAATCCTAAAGCGTTTTGAGCGAAAGAAGCAGTAAACTTGATTACTTTTTCAGATGCAGCTAGCTGATTGAATGTTGCCAAATCCATAACTGCTCTCAAATAACGGAAACCGCTTGCCAGAGCTTGTTTTTGAAGTAATTGAAATTGCTTGATAGGATCAAATGTTGCAGCATTCGCAGGATCGAACCAGTCAGCCGTTGCATTTTGAACAGTCACACCAAAATCAATTTTTACTCCGTTTGAAGCTTCGTAAAAACCTTGCGAAAGCAAAGATTTAGACATAAATTCCATTGAAGCATTTACAGAATCCGTTACGAAAATTGCATCATCGTAAACCTTATTGATAAGCTGTGTTTTAATGTTTGAACTCTTCGGATTTAAAGCAACTGAATTTCTCAATTCCTGCAATCTGAAGAAGTCTCTTTCTGTTTTCTTTCTACCTACTTCAACCTTCGGAATTTCTCCTTTGATTGCTTCGGTGTTTTCTCTACCTTTAAGAATTACATCTGAATCTAGAGCAACGATTGGAGCAATAACTTTTGCGCCAGTTTCTCCTTCCAGATTTCCGAAGGTAAGCCCTGTTTTAAACTCTGATGGAAAGAACTCTCTGAAACGCAAATCACCAAGTGGATTCGCATTCAATAAAGCTTCTAAATCAGGCTCTCTGAATTCAGGGATAATACTTTGTAATAATGTATCTGCCATTGTTTTTGTAATTTTTAGTAGAATGTGATTTTTGGAAGCGCAGCTTTAAGCAATGCAATACCTGTTTTTTCTCTATCAGGCAAAGCATCGATTCTCGCAGTTCCGTCAGTAACGACAGATGAAAGCGTGAAATCTTCAATTGCAATATCTTGCAGAACAAGACCGATTGCAGTCGCAAGTAATGGAGCTGTTAAAGCCACATTTAAAACTTTCCAACCGCCACTACCATTAGAAACGATCACCGTTCCAGCAGGCAGGACATTATTTGTAAATCTTAGCTTTGCATCTGTATTTTCAACATTTACTCCGCCAGGATAAGTTGCAAGAACAGATTCGAATACGACCTTCTGTCTGCCACCTGTGAATTTTTTAATATTATTCATTAGTTTTGACCTTTTTAGAATCTATGATTGCTTGAACTTCAGGTGAAACCGCTCCCTCCTTAACCTCGGTAGTGAATAATGATGGCTTTGCCATATTTCCTAATGCCGAATTAGCTGACATCTGCACAAATACATCTGATTTCTCTTTGTATTCTTTAGCGACATTTTCTATTTCTTCATCACTTTGGAAATTTCTCTCAAACGTTGGTAGCGTTTTTAAATAATCATCGGACACTTCTAATTCTTTAAGTTTGGATTGGAATTTTTGAGCATTGGTTTGTGCTGATTCTTTTTCCTTTATGGCTGTTAAGCTTTCAGAAAGTGTTTTATTGCTTTCAATGATCGCCTTCGCCCACTCAGGAACATCGCCCGATTGCTTCTTTTCAGCTTCTTCTTTTTCTTTGGCTGCTTTTTCTTCTGCTGCCTTCTGCTCGTCGGTTTTACCCTCACTAGCATCTTTGAATTTTTTGAAGTCGTTTGCAAGCGTTCGATTCTGGTCAGCCAGACTTTGGAAGATTTCCATATCTGCTTCTACCCCTGCTACTGCATCTGTAATTTCGTCCTCAGTTTTAACCGCCTTTTCAATTTGTTTTGCTTTGGCTTTTAAAATTGTCTCACTTAACCCCTTATCTGCATATTTGGTTTTAAGTTCTTTTAGGATTTTTTCAAACATTACTTTAGATTATTATTGTTAATTAATTGACTTCAAAAATACTTTCAAATGATTTGGATAACAATATGTAATTATGTAATTTAGCACTGTTACTTAAAGTATTAGTTTAATAAACAAATTTAATTACCGAATGAATGAACTATTGAATAAAAGAATGGCTGATATGACACTTCGTGACGTGATGGAAGCTTCTCATTTGGTCGAAGTATCAAAGTCTATTACTCTGACATTAGATCAATTCTGTGAGATTGTAGGAAAGCCCAGACGAAGAGTTTACTCATTAATTGATAATAAGCTTTTGCCCGAAGAATTAATTTGTGGCGGTTACGAAAACAGAAAACAGAAAACAAAACTTCTCTTCCACACTCATAAAGTAATCGAATGGCTTAAACAATAAATGATATGAAACTAAATAAATCCCAAAGACAAATTCTGTCTCAGAAATACGACGGTAAATGTGCCTATTGTGGCTGTGCTTTACCTGATAGATGGCACGCTGACCATATAGAAGCCTGTATCAGAAACAGAGTTTGGAATAGTGATAAGTATGATTGGGTATTTGATGGAACGTATGAGAAACCAGAGAATAACCACATTGATAATTTTAACCCTGCTTGTCCTAAATGTAACATCAATAAACATCAAATGACAATTGAGCAATTCAGGGATTCAATCAAACAATACGTAGAAAGTCTCAACAAATATTCTGTACAGTATCAGATGGCGAAGAAATATAATCTGGTAAATGAATCGGAAATCGATGTGAAATTCTACTTTGAAACTATTAATTCATCAAAATAAAATACTCATGAAACAGATTATTATTTATTTTCTAACTGCTTTAATGTTGATTATTGGAGGTGTAGGCTTTTCAATTTACAATAATTCTGATATAGGATTTAAAGGTCTTATTGGTTACGCTTTAGGTCTTTTATTATTTATACCTGCTTCAATTTGGTGGATGCAATTCTTTAGTAAAAATCTAAAATAAATACTGATGGAATATATTGTAATATTTGGTTGTGTAATGGTAGCGTTAATAATCTTTGGAATAACACAAGAATTAAAACCATGAAGAAATACGGCTTACTCCCCAACGGAAAGAAAAACCTTAAACCTAAATTTATTAAACCCAAAAACAGAAAGAAATAATGAACAGACAAGAATTTAAAGAAAAGTATCACGCTGAATTTATCGCAGAAGGATTTAAAGAAGTTGATGCAGAAAAAGATCCACTTACATTTTATGAAAAATCATTGTTATCAGATGAAGTGATTGAAGAAAATGAATTGGAAGAAGGTTCTATACCGGCTTTGTTTTTCGGTGTTTCTCCAATGAATTCTGGATTTGGAATATTTACGGGGGAATCCACCGTTTGGCTTAATGTTGAAACTCCAAAAGAAGCAGTTGAGTTTGCAAATAAGATTTCTGCTTTTGAACCTATTTTTTAAACCTAAAAATAAAAGACGATGACTATCAATGAACAATCTATTTCGGCTTACAAACAGATGCTGACAAATCCTGCAGAATTTGATTTGCCTTTCAAATCCATTGATGATATTTTCGATCCATCTGATTCGGCAATCGCAAAACATATTGTCTATGAAAAATATAAAAGGATAATTGGTAGAAATATTCCTAAACTAATCTTTTACATTATCATGGATGGCATTTTTGACCAAAGAAAAGCAGACGATGGGAATTTAGGTTATCTACTAAAATTCAATAGCTAAAATGTCACTTGAAGAAATAAAATCCAATTGGACAAAGACAGATAATATTATCTACGGAGATAATGCATTTGATGTGAAATTAAAGTCGTTGGAAGCAAGTAAAACAAAAGTAATCGCTAAAAATTGAGTAATGGGTAAGAAATTAATTATTGGAGATAAGGTAAAAGTATTTCAGAAGATGATTCTTAATGATCTTGTTATTAACAATGCGGTTATTATATCAACAAGGCATAATTCAGCGATTATTAAAGATTTAGATACAAATAAAACTTTAAGCGTTCCTATTTCTACTTTAACATTAATTAAAAATTAAACAATGAGTAACTCAAAACGAATCCAAAGGAAAGTTGCAAAACTTGAGCAACGAAAATATAAGAGATTGTTATCTTTCATGCTGAATATAGATGCAAGACCATTTATAGAAGCTTTAGAAAAAGTGAAAGAATCAATTGAAGCTGTTAATAGATCAGTCCAAAACCTAAAATTTGAATTTAAGCATGAGCAACTTTAATTTCTACAACTTCCTAGAAGAAAACGGATATCAAAAAGAGACTATCCGAGAATCAAACGGTCAAAATTTCTGCACCAACTACCAGAAAGAACTATCAAATAACATTTGGAACTCATTAACGGTACACAAAGACAAAACTATAACCGGAGCATCACCGAAGTCTGGAATTGTATTTAAACAGATTCCAAAGCCTGCAAATATTGAAGATGCAAATCTTCTTCTAAAACAAATTGAAGAATTATAAAATCAATAAAAATGAGTAAAGGTTTAGAACTTACAACTATTTGGTGTTTAGGTCATACATTACGAGGCTTTATAATAGAAGAAACATTTTATTCTTGGGATGGAAAAGTGGGATTAAATTATAAAACAGACCAAACTACCTTTACACCTTCCGAAGAAATAAATCAATTGATAAGAAATCACAATCTAACTACAAAACAACAACAATGAAAGAATTTATTTTCAGCGAATTTCTTTTAGAAAAAGGATTTGCTTATGTGAACAAAGGAAACGGTTTAAATTATGAACTTAAAAAAGGTGATGATTTATTCTCGGTAAACCTGGAAAGAAAAACAGCAACTTTAAACGGATCGTCATTTGCCCTTCCTAAAGATTTAAAAGCAGGTAATAAATGGTTTTCTGATTTAGGTAAGCCAGAACCAGTGAAGAAATAGAAAAGAATAAAAGCCTCAATTAAGAGGCTTTTTTAGGGATTTTTCATATAACTTCTGTATACACTTCTTATTCTGCCTACAATTGTTTCATATTGTTCTTCAGTGTACCAAGAATTACCGCCATTAATAAATATATTACATCCTCCATTTTCGTTAGGCTCCACATGTATAATATAATTTACATTTAATGATACTGATCTTTTGTTTTGTAAAATTACTTCTATTAGCATAGTTATTTTTTTTTAGTTAGTTCACTAAGATAAGAATTTCTATGAAAGTGCAAGTAAATATTTCCTAAAACTTGAATTATAAGCAAGTTCCGGATCGGCAATTACGACATTTCTCCAATACAGATAATTTTCAGCTTTGTATTTCTCATCATCCTTTCTTACTATTGGTTCCTTCAAATAAATTAAAAGGTTAATAAAGCCGTTTGCGAGGTCCGGAAATCTCTGGGCATCCGTTCGCTTCAAAAGTTTCTCAATGCGGTAAGAAAGCCTTTGAAATATGTGTGAGAGATAAGAATCATTGTAGAAGTGAAAACAGTAATATCTCAAGTCCGGTTCTTCTTCTCCGAAAATAACATCTTCAACATATCCCATAAAAGTTGGCGTGAGAATTAAGAAGTCTGCTTCCATGTTTTTTGTGAGACGTTCGTATTCGGTGTATTCTGGTGAGGTCATTCTAAAGTTAGGTCATTAATGTTACCATATAGCTTTTTTAATGCTTCTAAAGCATTTTCAGCATCTACCAAATTGAATTTAAAGCCATCTTTTTTATTGAGCTTTTTTGATAGGTAGGATTTAGCCGTCTTATTCTTTGGGTACAAAATTTTTGCAACCTCAGATATATTCACAGCTTTACTGGTTTTAAGATACTCTTCTACTGTCATAGGGCAAAGATATAAAAAATATTAATTACAACTATTGTTGTATTATTACAACTTTTGTTGTAATTTAGCAGAATAAAATAAAATCATTATGAATAGAGAAATAAAATTTAGAGCATGGAACGGTGAAATGATGATTTATAGAGGTTTACACGATAGAAATTGGTATTCTGAAGACCACGGTGGTAAATTAGTAAGTGTTGCTCACCCTGATGATAAACGATTATTTAGCATTATGGAAGCTACTGGACTTAAAGACAAGAACGGTGTGGATATTTACGAAGGTGATATTTTGAGAGTTGATGAAAGTAGATACGATTCCAGAATTAAAAATAAAATTTACAACATTCGTCAAGTTAAATTTTACAATAGCGGATTTATAATATATCAATCACTACAGGGATTATATGAATCAGGCAGAATTGAATTAATCGGCAACATTCATGAAAATCCAGAACTTTTAAAATAGTTTTCCACTCTAACCCAGAGCTAATAAAATAAATTATGAAAGCGAAACAGAAAAGACTTACAAAAGCTGACAAAATGGCTACGGCTGTCGGTGATGCTTACCAAGAAAGATCGGATAAACTTAATGTTCTGACTTATGCTCTTTGGGTTATGGCCAAAGGAACAAGGTATAAAGCTGATGCAGAAGATATAATTAAGAAAATCAATCCAAAGTTTTTTGAGGATTAAGTTGAGAACTACTAACTAAATAGATTATGAAACAATTAAAATTATCTACACAGCAATTATTTGATATTGGCTTTGTAAAAGTTACACACAAGGTTTATGACAAGAATTTCAACAAGGTTGAAAGGTCAACTTTTGAAATCAACTGTCTGAATGGTTGTTTTTACTACAACCCAGATGAAGATGATAAAGTTTGGTATCAAAGAATTACTATCGGCGATTGCTCAAATCATATCAATCTTGATATTCAAAAGCTACCTGAATTATTTGTGATACTATCAATTTTCAAAATTCCTCACAAACTAATTTTCAATTGAGAAATAGATTATGAAACCAGAAAAAGATAATTTCAAAGAAGAAATTCAACATCGTTTAGAATTATTAGAATCGCATTTGCCTACAATCGATAAAACTTCGCCAATGTATCTTCTTTCATTGAACGAGCATTCAATTTACAGCGAAATAGTTTCTCTTGTAACTGTTTTTGGCAATCGTTTAGGCTTTGAGAATTTTAAGACAGAAAAGTACACTCCAATCAAAGATTACATCACAAGAGAACCTTTGAAAATTGGCGATAAAGTGAGGGCTAGTAATTCTGATGCAAATGGAACTTTGCATTTTGATGATTACACAAATCAATATGTGATTAGAAACGAATTTGGTCAACATAGTAAACCTTCCAATTTCATCAAGATAAATGAAAACTTTGACTACTCAATCGATAATTCAAAAGTCGAATGCAGACCAAATCCACACAAACAAAAATGGTAAATAGATTACTAACAAACAAAAATTAAATTATGAACTACTTGATAAAATTTAACTTCAATTGCATTAACAAGAAAAGTTTAATCAGCGGTAAAAGCGGAGAAGTAGAAATAACTTCTGATGCTTCAATTGAAGAGCTGAAAAATAGCAAAGAATTACCGAACCTGATCGCTTTAGATATGGCAAATAAAACAAAGCAATCAATTATTTCAGTAGACATTACCGACATTTCTCTTAATCCTTAAATAAAATACTATTATGAGCAGATTAAAAGAATTATACGAAAAAATGGTAGATGAAGCACCGGTAAGTTTTCATCCTACGCAAAGAGCATATATCATGGAATTAGCTGAAATCTACGCAAAAGAAGTTGCTCAAGCTTCTTTGCAGAAAGCGAGTCAGACAGCAGAAATACATATTCCAGATGGAGCTTATATGGATTGCTATGTAAATCCGGAAAATATTGAAATTTTAAAATCATCAATTACAAACGTTGAAAATATTACTATGTTATGAATGAAGCAACTATTTCACAGTTATTAAAATGGGATGTTGACCACCTCGTATTTCTTGGAGAGTACAATGCTTATCATTGGTTAAAGCCATCATTTGATAAAGATAGAAAAAGAATCGGAATTACTTCGTGTTGTGAGCTTAATTACGAATGCGAAAGACATAAGAAAATTAGAATGAAAACTGAAATTCAAAATGTAAGTCAGAATTAATTGAGGAATTGGAACTAAAATAAACGATATGAATAAAACAGATTTAAAAATAGGTACAAAGGTTCATTTTTGCTCAGGAAACTTTGAGGGATTGGACGGAACAATTGAAGCTCTTGATTGGAATAGTAAGCATGCGAATGCCATCTACGGCTTTTACCACAAAGTAAAGCTTTCAAATGGAAATTACGGATTTATTGAGAAATCAGATCATTTTAAAATTGTGAAATAAACGATATGGAAACACCTAAAGAGAAAGCAGTTAGCTTGGCGAAGAAATTCTATTTACCATTAGTTGATGAAGGCAATCATAGAACATCTGATTTTGAAAGAACATTTGAATGCGCTAAAATAGCCGTTGACGAGTTAATAGAAAGTATAGAAAAAATAGAAATAGATAATTTTATTGGATTTCCGTATTCTGATTATTGGCAGGAAGTAAAAAACGAACTTGAAAAAATGTAATACGATATGGAAAATACATTAGAAAACAAAGCAAAGTTTTTCGCTCAATACTGGGGGCAGGAAGTGGTGCCGTTGATGGGTGATTTAGCTAAAGTTGATGGTTTATTTTTGAATTGGGCGCCAAAAGATGAATCTTGTTTTATCCAACTCAAACCTCTTTCATCAATCACAGATGAAGATGCTAAGAAGTTAGGCTATTCAAGTCCGTTGCTTCTTAAAAAGCATTCAAGCTTTCATGTTGATGAATTAAGAGGGTTAGGCTACGCACTTTGGTGGCATGGTTTGTCAATTGAAAAACAAATCGAATACGGATGGATTAAATTAAAGTCTGAGTAAACTATACTGCTCACTAAAAATGAAAAAGAAGAAATTAAAATATGACCGTTTCTATTTTTACAATAGATGGGCCGACAAAAGCTTTATGAGACCTTCAAATTGGACTTATTTCGGGGTCCTTGTACGTTGGGCCGGATTTGATACAATGTGTTATAGAATCTGCTTATTTGGTTTTGAATTTAGCTTTTGGTTTGAAGAAAAAGAAGTTTAAGCTGACATCTTACTGTCTAAAAAACAATTTAAAAATAATTACAATGTTAACAGGAAAAGCAAAAGAAGATTTTAATAAATGGTTTATAAAACATTCAAATGATTTTGGAACAGTTATAACTGCTTCGAGTTATGGTGGTGAATGGCTTATTGATTTAGAAGAATTATACGATGAACTACCTGAAAATTTACAAAACACTATAATTATTGAATGGTTTGATTCAGTTGGCATTTATATTAATCCAACTCTAAGAATGCCTAAAGAAGTAAACAAGTGGGCTTTTATAGTTGATTTTGAATTGCATGAAAATTCATTATTTAAAACACGCCAACAAGCAACTGAAGAAGCTATAAAAAAAGCCAACGAATTATATAATACTACTCAATAATTTTAGTTTTCATGGTTTAGTTTTATCCTCGGCTAAGGTCGGGGATTTAATTTATATTAAGAAAATCGGTACCTGATTCAATCAGTCCCTTAACAATATTCTTTATTATTTCCTTTTTCCCCTCTGCCCAAAACTCTTTAATGAACTTAATTCCTTGTTTCGCAATCTTAGCGTAAACATTACCAATCTGATCTACAATCCACTTCTTTGATCTTGTCGATAAATTTTCTCTTATTTCACTTATTTCGGCTGCAATAGCATCAATTACTTGCCTATTATTTTCGTCTGATAATTCAATTAATCTTATACTAACTTGGTCCAATAAGTAATCAAGTTGTATTATCTGAGTAGTATGAAATGGATTTTTATCAGCATCTCCATCTAAGAATTCAAAATTAGAAATGAATTCTGTCTGGTAAGATTCTAAAATAGGGTCATCATAAAATGATTTTACATTACTATATTTTTCAAGCAAAAGCACCCATTCGTTAAAAGTTGTTGTTAAATTTTCACTGAATACATTCCTAGCTGTTTGCTTTATATCTTTTTCATTTTTTGGAGCATAATGAATTGTGTAAACATCTTTGCTATCTTGTATTTCGTGTTTTTCGATTATATAAAAGAAATCTGATTCTGGGTCTTTATCTTTTGCGACAAGTAAATTATTGACAGGATTTTCAATTGTAAAATAGGTTCCTTTCATTTCTACGAATGGTTCCAGAGCTTTCAAAGCAGTAAGTGGTAAATTTTTCTTCTTCATGTATTATTAATTTAATCAAAAATACAGAACCTTTTTCATTTTACAAACTTTTTATTTTCCTCTAAGAAATAAGGCTTTGATTTTCTTCTCTCAATCATTTCCCGATTATCACTTATCCACTTATTAAAATTCTGGGGAACAACACCAACATAATTTTTAGACGCTTCTGGTGATAGGTTTTGACCGTTGTTTATTTCGGTGATTAGTTCGGATTGAGATTTGAGAACCATGGTCCGAAAACATTTGCATCCTACATGCCAACTGGACCAGCTGAAATCTTTTGGATATGGACCTGCTAAATCATCACACATATCTCGGACCGAATGTTGAGGACTTAAATTTATCTTTTGTCCCACAACATCACTATTTCCTTGAATCCTCAATTGTTCTGCCTGACGGTACGCGGTGTTTATTTCATTTGATGCTAATCGAAGCGCGTTCTTATGCGCGGACCTATAAACACCGGGTCCGGGATGAAATGCTTTTGCGGTCCGGCTTAATTGTAGATTCCCATGTTTATCACGGACCCTACGAAATAAAGCATCTGGATTATTGAGGTTTTGTTTGATACTACGTGCGAGGTCCTGCGCAGACATTCCTTCCTTTAGGGCTACATCAATAGCGAGTTCAATACTTTCTTTTGCTTGGTCCTTAATATTCCATACGCGGTCCGATATTGTAAACTCTCCTACCTTTCTTTTCTGAAAAGCTTCAAGGGCCTTTTTATTTTGCGACAGAGAAGAAATCTCTCTCATTTTCTCATTGTAAGCAGTTGTGGGGATTCGGTCCTTAATTCCTTTTACATTATCTGATAGTAGGTCCGAAACTTTCTGATTGGCAAAATCCCATTCGTATTCCGTGTAGGTTTTAATCTTCGCTAAAAGACCATTGTTGTAAGTCATTAATGCTTCTCCGACTGCTTTTGTTATCCTACTGTAATCCTTGAACCTGAATAGCTTCTCACTTACTTTTAAATTCACCACAAGCAAAGCTATTTCCCTCACTAAATCATCATACAAGACATTGATTGAAGTGAGGTATTTGTTTATTCGCTTTATATGTTTTTCGTCTGGGGTCAAAGTAGAACTATATTTTCTTCATTTTATAAAGTTGATGTCCTTTCCATCAGACAAAACCTTTAAACCTATTATTTGCGGATAATATGGTGGTTCTCCGAATGTTTTCTCGTAGGAGCTCTCAAAATTTCCTCGTTTGCAAGAAAAATTCCATTGCTTATCACCTGTTGGTTTTACAGTTTCACTTTCATAATCCCATATACCTTCATCAGATGTATATTCCAAGCCATCCAACCATAATTCTAACCATTTACCATTCGGGTCGTAATTGAATCTTCTAATAGTGCATTCTTTCATAAAATTGCTTTTCACAAAGTTACAATAAATCGTTACTCATTTTCAATTCCTGCTCCTTCTTTATTTGCTCAATTTCAGAATCAACATCTTTAATTCCTGCTTCCTCCATTGTAGTACGTTGGCTCTTGATTGGTTGACCGCCATTTTGTTCCATTAAATCCCTAAACATCTGAGCTTGATTGTTTATGATGTAAGGTGTAATCACTGGTTCTGCATCTAAATCGGAATTTCTGAAAGTGGTATTCATTAACTGCAGGAATGATTTAACAATTGACATTCTACGCTTCAAGGCAGGAATATAAACGCTCATTTTATCCATTACTTTGAGGTGTGGAAGCATAAAGAGAAATGCTGCGTTTTCTGTAGCGAGCATATTGCCCATTCCTTGCAGTGCTTCGGGGGAAATGTTGACTGAATTGGTCATCTTGTAAAGAATGGTTTCAAGGTTTTCCTTTTCGGTCGATAAAGATTCGCTTGCGTTCGGTGGCTGAATGAATTCACCTCTTGCATTATCCCCTTTGAATTGAAGCACTTTTCCGCTTCTATCTTTGGAAAAACTTCCGGTAACTTCACCATACAAACCTAACATCGGTGATGCAAATTTCTTGTTGGTTTCTCCGGTGTCACTCTGAATTTCTTCGAGTCTTTCAATAGCTTTCTGAGCTTTTGACCATTCTACATTGTCGAACGAATACCAGACAATCGGAATCTTACCAATTGGATTTACTGTTTCCGTAATAAGTTCAATAGCTCCATTGTAATCCCTGAGCTGTGCGACTCTATCCGCTGTGTAAATATCGAAATGCTTTACTTTCTGACCTTCAACTCTTTTCTCATATTCCCGAAGAACAGCAACCAAATCACCTTGATCATTAAAGTATGGATAAAGCTTATTTTTATCAGGTGTGAGAAGCGTTACTTTCAATCTGTATTGTGATTGAAAACCGTAGTAATTATTTGGCTCGTCTGCCGTCCACCATAATTCAGCGCATTGAGTGAACCTTCCGTTATTTGTAGCTATTTCACGGTCAATGAATATAATCTTTTCCTTATTCAGCACCTTCAGATAAGCATCATAAAGTAACGGATCTTCTAAATTGTTTGTGTACTTAACAGGATTACCGAAAAGAAAAGTAACAGCAATATGAACAATCTCTTTTTGATATGCCAGAGGAATACGGTTTAGTTTCTCAATCCGTTTTCCTTCTTTCTTTTTCCCTTCTTCATCGGTATATTCGTACTCAACAATCCTGTCTGGATAATTGTAAAGATCAGTCATGATCCGGTGCTTGTTCTCATCCCATTCATTATTGAATTGCTCAATATTGGGAAGTTCTAAACCGTTATCCTTGAGATATGCGATTTTTTCACCGATGGTGCTGAGGTTGTTAAATTTTTCGTCCATTATATCATTGATGCTATTCGACTGAGGTTATTATTTGGTGCTTCTGTAAGTTCCAAGACAACATATCTAATCGGGTCAATAAGGTGATTCCAATCATCGATAGGTGTATTTGATTTCTTATCATGCCACACGTAGTTATTTAGTTCTTTTTTGAGGTTTTTGCTATCCGGATCTACTACCAAAGTATAATCGAGCATTCTGGCAATTCCTCCACTTACTGATCCGGGACCCTTTTCTGCTGCAATTACATTATTTCCTTTTTTACGTAATTCTTCAATCAATCTCGGTTCTGCGGAATCGGCGACAATTAAGGTTTCTCCTGCAACTTCTTTGTTGAAATCGTAAATCTGCGAGGTCGTCATTTTCGGACGGTACAGATACTCTTTCAGATAAATCTTTTTAAGCGACTTCTCAATACATACCTTAATCAATGTTGTTGGATCAACTGAGAATCCGTAATCTTGACCAAAAATTGCTTTTCCATTGTCTACGAATGTTCCTATTTCCCAATCTTCAAAGATTACTCCTTCTGCTTTGTTGAGCCATCCCCCCATGATAGTGTGAAGAAAATACTTCGCTTTCTTTACGAGCTTTGGATCCATTTCAGCCTTCTCTTTCGGTGAAGCCTCTTTCCAATTTTCATAAATAAGTCTTAACTCTTCATATTCCTGCCAAGTATCATCAGAAATAAATTCTCGCTCAATATCTCGATACGTTGAATGGATGTAAAGAACATTTCCGACTATTCCGTTAAATCCTGCCTCTACTCGTTTTCCTTCAAATAACTCTTCGTGAATCCAATGCTCTTCGGTTGCTGGGTTTAATGAGAGAATAGAAAGATTTCGTACATCTAAGGCTCTCATTGATTTCTTAATCTTATCCCATGTAGTGAAGTCTGGCATTTCTTCCGCTTCATCGAGGATAAATATTGAGAAATTCTTCAGGGATTTTAAAGAGGCGGTCTGATTTCCGGAACCGGTTTTAATTCCTTTAAAAACGATCTTACTATCATTGTGAATACCTTTTATGCTATCCTTTGTTACTTTAAAATCATCATGACAGTTAAGCAATGATAACTTTTCTTCAAATTCTGGAATAATAGAATCTTTTGCTGATGTTAAAGTATAGCGAGTGTAGAGGATCCGGTGATTAAAATCTTTCGTTGCAATACCGGAAAACGTACCAATACCAAATGACTTCTGAGAATATCTACCTCCGGTAATTACAACTGTATTGACAGAATAAAGCGGATCACCTTTTTCTGCACTCAACCATTGGAATAAGGGTTCATACTTATCCGATAAGGTTAAAACTTCATTATTCTTTTGCTTTTGCACCTTTGCTGAATACGATTGTTGTTTTACCTTTTATTTCACCAGAATGTTCGACCTCACTTTTACTTCCCCATTTCTTTCTTTGTCTATTTCCTAACCAAAGATTAATTGCTTGATCTGATGGCGGAAAGTATTCTTCTGTCTCTACAACTTCAACTCTTTCAATTTGCCTATCTTTTTCATCATAATCCTTAACCTTAAAAGCAACTTTTCTCTTTTGTGTATGCCCTAAAGCTCTTTTATAGAGCGTTGAAGCCACATTTGCATCAGCTTCAATCTTTCCGGCTGACATGGAGTCCGAAAATTCGGGATATTCTTTCTTCCAAAGGTTAAGAGTAGACTTAGCAATATCAAAAGCTCCTGCCATCTGCTCATCAGTTAATCCAAGTAATGCATACTTCAAAACCTGCTTAGGATGAAACTTTGCATCATACTTTGTCTTTCTTCCTCTCGTTGACATACTATTGAAATTTTGATTTATTCTTTTGACTTGTTACATGCCATCCGTGACATTCCTTGCAGTAATATTTTCTCTTTGGGATTTTACTTCTACTGCTTGCATGCTTGCACTTATGAATTACATCACTTGCTTCTCTTTCGGTTGTGTAGAGAATCTTACTACACATACTCGTGCTTGCATCAATCCGCATAAGTTTCTTCAATTTTCTGTTGAAGTTCTTCGCCTTTTATGAATTTATCTTCTGGATTGAATCCTAAATACTCAAGAAACTGCACTTTAGAATCGTAATCAGAGAAACTTACAGTAAAATATGATTCACCTTCTATTACGGCATTCGCTTTTACCTGCTCTTTTATTTCTTTGATCTTGGCTTTCTTTTCTTCTGGGGTGAGTTCAGCAGCTTCTTTACGTTCCATTTCTGAAATGCTTGCTTGCGGATGGTTTACAGCGTTCGAAAGTTCTTGCGTAATGCTCTTCTCGTATTCTGCATTGATCTTTTTATCATCCTGAGGCTCGAAGCTCGGTATTTCGATATTTTCCAGATTCGGCAGCTCAATTTCAATCATAGAAATATCAACATCATCAAGTCCGGCAAGTGCTGAATCAATATCCGGGAAGATTTGTGCGAGCTTCTTGTAATCATATTCGCCCTGAACAGCTTTTGAGTTGAAGAAAATATTCAATTCCTTCTCTTTCTTCAGGTCAACATTGACAACTTCCACTTTCAGATCATAATCATTCTCATTGGTTGCTGGATTATATTTGTTCACTTCATCAGCGATACTCATTTTTTGATGACCGGAAACTAAATTTGTTGTTTGTTCATTCCAGACCATGCCCCCTATAATTCCGTTCTCTTTAATGTTTTTCTTTAAAGACTTTCTGGCTTCATCAGTAATAGTTCGGGGATTGTAATCACTCGGAGTAATCTCTGAACGCTTCAATATTCTTGTTTCGGACTGTTTAATCTTGTTCTGCATGCAATTGTTGTTTTTGTGAATGATCGTACTCAAATAGCTTTCTTTCGGTGTCTGGAAATTCTTCAATAATTTTCTTTAAATCACCTGGATAATTCTTTCGGCACCAAAGAAGAAAAGAAATGTCGTTTACATCATTGCCCTGACTTCGAGTATTTCCGGTATTGCCGTACTTTAGAGGTTCGATAAGACGATTCTTTTTGATATAGGCTATAACTTGTCGATTATTCCAGTCTGCCAAAGGATAAAGCTTCTGCCCTGCTTCACTTGTCATAGAATCCGGATAAGAATTGAGCATCAATCTACGGTTTAGAGAATCATTTTTCTTGAATCCTAAAACCGACCATTCAATTCCGGTTTCTTCTTTTACCTTTTCATTGATTTTTGAAAGATTCCATTCTGAATATTTTACCTGCTCTGTTCCGTTTACTCCGTGTTTTTTATTGTTGTAGTACGCGTAATGAGGTGTTTGAATGAATCTGCAGTTTGGATATTTTTTTTCTGCCCATTTGATGTACCGATTCATGTGTTCCAGATCCTTAATCATGTACATAAAGACACAGACGATTTCTTTAAAATGTGGTGCCATCATATTCATAAGGCAAATACTGTCTTTTCCTGCACCTGAATGAAACAGAATAACTCTATCCACTTTCGCAGATAGAGTTTTAATACTGTTTAAAGTAGCTGCAAGATCCATTATCTTCTAACGAATCCTTGTCTTACCCTACTTCTCATTGGGAATCCACCAGAACGATTAATCGCTCTTGCAGCTCTACCGAGACCGTTTCCACTTTCTGCCATTGTAGTAATTTTTTAAATTATATATTGAGACTTTCACAATTTATTTTTTCGAGAATTTCGCCTAATTCTAACACGAAATTGCAGTTTTCTGATGTCAGAAATTCATCTTGAGTATCATCTTCTTCTAAGAATATTTCTTTGAGCTCAACAATCATTTGTGGTGCATTTTCTGCATAAGCTAATTGAAATCGAATTACATCGTATTTCTGATTATCTACCCAATTACCTTCTTTATCAAAAACACAGAATTTATTGATGTAATAGTCAGTGTAATCTCGATACTCTTCTTTTTTTTCACCTTTCAGAATTTCGAGAAACCATTTCTTTTTTAGAACCAAATACAGTTCTTTAGTGTTTTTCATGCTTTAATTTTTCTATTTGCTCAATTAAAAAATCCCGGGTGTATCTGAAATTATTTAAACTTGCTTTCATTTCTAATTGCTTCAATCTTTGTTCACCAATTTTTAGCAGAAGGTTTGCCCGGTACGGTATTAAATTAGCGCTCAAATACTTGTTACATCTTACACATTGACCGTGAATATTGTGTAAATCAAATTTTACAGACCGATATTTAAGGGGTTCTTTGGGGTAATAATGCCCGGCATTCATTTGATTTACTGGTTTTAAATCTTCACATGATATGCAGATAAAAAAGCCATTTACGCTGTCTCGCCTTCTTACTTTAGCATTAATCAGGTCTTGTAATTTGTTTTCAAGCCAGTCAATACTGCGACCTTTGTATTTGATTATTATTTCAGCCGTTATCATTACACGCAAAGATATTTATAACTTTGATTTATTGCAAGTTAAAACGTAATATATAAAGCGATACTTTAATAGATTTATGTTTTTAAAGCGTCTTTTATTACACGAAAAAACCACCCTAAAAAATAGAGTGGCTGAATTTTTATGTTTGAAGAAATTTAGAAGTTTATTCTTTCGAGAATTTGCCCCAAGTGAGTTTCAAATTGTTGCTTATATTCGATATGAACAATCTCGACCAACATACGTCTTGCGCCTTCATTATAGCCTTCTTGAAGTAATAATACTTTGTGATTACGTAGTTCGCCTTGCTTATTTAAAAATCGTGAACGATAATGTGGTGTATCATCACGATATTCAATCTTTTTTTCGCCCAATTCTATAAGATTGAAGTAATATCTTTCAATAGGTAAATAAAGCGGCTTTTTCTCGACAACATCACTTTTAATGGTTGTCTTTACTCTTGATACTTTTGTTCGGTGACGTTGGGCGGTGCTTCTCATATTAACCACTTTTTCTAAAGCATATACTCATTGCTGGATTTTCTTCAGTATTATCATCAATAGATTCATTACTATAGCCTAAATAAATTTTTAAACCCTTTTCAATGAGATAGAATTCATACGAACCGTAAAATTAATCGCATTCTTCGAAAATTTCATAATTCTCTTTATTATTTCGATAATAGTTATTATTGTACGATGACTTTTCAATTATATGTACAAACTCTTTTTTATTTAAAATTAATGTTGACATAATTATTTAGCTTTTATAAATTTAAGTCTTTTTCTAATAAGTTTAGCAGGTGATTTCTTCAATACTTCAACCGCTTTAATTTCTGGGGTTCTGGTTTGCTCAACCATGATGAAGTTTTCGATTTTCATACATCTGAACGCCTGAGCCTCAACATCGAAATAAGTAAATACTTTCGGGTTCGGCTGATTCTGGGTTTTAAATTCATAATCGATTTTCAAAGTTGCAACCGCTTTACGAATAGAACCATCTTTTTTCTCGAAATAAAACGTTACTTCACCAGAATGAAGCTCTTTATTCAATCGGTATAATTGCCATGCTTTTTTAAGGCATACAGACCATTCTTTACCACTTGCTGCCATGATGTGATAAGCTCTTAACATTACTGTTTTTCTAAATGACGTAGTTGAAGTTTTCATATTGCTGTTTTTTGCTTTTACCACCAAAAGCGGGTATTACCCCGCTTTTTTAATGATTATGATAGTTAATTCAATCTTGTTTGATTATTAAATTATCAAGAAAGTTTGATGCAAAGTTTGACGCGTTTTTAACTGAAGATTCATAACTATCATGAAAATCGCAGTTTACCAAATCGATTTCACTAACCAAAGACTCTACTAATTCGCATAGATTCTTTAAGTTTTCAAATCTTTTTTTATCTTCATTTGTTTCACCTATTGGTCTAATTTCACCAATTAATTTTTTTACGATTTCTGTTGTTGTAAGTGTGTTCATTATATTATTTTTTAAATTATTATTTTATTGATATTACTCGCTGATTTTACTTTCTTTTTTTAGACCGTTTCGAATTGTTCTGTTTTCGATTCTTAATAGGCTTTTCTGAATTCGTTTTGTTTTGTAATTTGATTGTTGTCTTGTTTGTCACGTCTGCGATTGAAATTTTCATGATATTTATTATTAATTTGTTGTTTTATTTAATTCTGAAAGAAACATCTTATTCGATTCTAAAAGCTTCTTTACATCTTCACAATTCGCCAGCATATCAATTATATCAAGTCTGGGCACTTCGTTTATTTTATTGCAAAGCTTTGCGTAATTTGTTAAGGCTACAGACTGCATCAAATATATTTTCTTGTATTTATCTTGCTGTAGTTTTTGCTTTTCGATTAGTTTTAATTTTCGATTCATGATCTTTATTATTTATTAGAGGTTAAGTTGTTTTGTTTTTTCTATACCACAAATGTAATATGTTTAGATATTACAAAACAATACACGACTATGTTAAAGTTTTGTTAAAGTTTTAATATATTAAAACACTTTTGCGGTATAGTGTTTAATTTTGTCAAAACATTTTGAATTATGGCTTTAAACGTTGAGAGAATTTTAGAAATAAAGGGTATTAATAAAGCAAAACTTTCTGAACTTCTTGGCCGTGGCGAAAACAGAAGCTATGCAACTAATTTATTAAAGTCCCCATCTTTGACCAGTCTTGAAAAAATTGCCGAGGCCTTGGAAGTTGACATAGTAGAACTATTTGATCCCATTGATGCGAAAAAAGATACAGAACCTATATACCGCAAAGATGATACTGGCAAAGAAATTATTATCGGATACTTGAAGAAATAAAGGACTACTTAAAGCCCCTCAATTTTCTTCATTGATAAATTTTTCAATTCTTCCAGCTCACGTTTTTTCTTAAAAACGGTGTAAATCTCCGTAGTCTTTCCGTTTAGATGTCCGGCCATTCCTTGTGCTGCAATTATTCCGTGCATTTCTTCAACCTTATCCAAAAAGAAATGCTTCAGAAGATAAAAAGTAGATTCTATTTTGAATTTTTTCATCACATATCGATTCCAATATTTGCCAGGTGCATCTGTGGTGATTGAATTTAAGCGTAATTCTGGTGAGAATCCTGTACCGAAAAGATAATCGTGATCGTAAATGCACAAATCAGTTTGCTGCTGCCAGAATGGTATAGCTTCCGGAATGATTGCTCTGATCTCGCGAATATGAGATTTCCGCTTTTTGACAGTTATAATGAATTCCTGCTTTTTGATATTTACATCTTCTTTTTTAATGCCTAAAAGCTCGGTTGATCTGCATCCGGACATATGGAATATCTGCATATAATTTGCAAAGTGTGGATGCTGGGCCAGAAGATGTTCGTAAATCTCATTGAATTTTTCCTGAGTAAGAATTACGTTTTCTTTTTTGATATGGTTTTTCGATGGGATGTGATCGCACGGATTTTGGATCAGGCAAGAATTTGCACAAAGAATTCCGAAAAGTACCGAAAGATGTTTTCTGAATTTATTGTAAGAATAAGCAGAAAGATTACTATTGTCGAGAATCTTTTTCACGTGCTTTAATTGAATGTTTCTAATTTCCGTCTTATCATATTTTAGCTTAATGATAACCGGTTTGATATGGTTTAAATTAGATTCAATTGATTTTGAATAACCATAGCTGATATTTTGCTTATGATCTTTAAAAGCAATATCCAAAGCTTCAACTAAATATAAATCGGGGGAAAATTCACAATCTGTTATTTCTTGAAAGGCGCAAATACCCGGAATAGGATTATAGCATTTATCCAAAGCCCTTTGCATTTCATCCAGTAGAATTACTGCAGCTTCTTTTCTGTCTTTAAAAGTTTTGTATTCGGCTAAACCTTTTTTTCGCCAAAAATAACCTTTCGGATATTTTTTAGTTTGGGCCGGATCGTAAAATTTACATCCGACATACCATTCTTTTGACATGGCTTCTTTTGCCGGAACCTTTTGAGGATTGGGGTAAATGAACAGGTCGGCATAACTGCAACCGTTCGGTATAGAATTTTTGAACAT